GAACCGACTCAAAGATTGATTCCCCATAGGGGAAATTCTTTACTGATGGTCTTCGAAAATGAATCATTCTATCTGGGGAAACAAGCCTAACTCGTAGCAGGTCTGTTTCTTTAAAATTAGATAGTATGGTTTTAAGAATATCTTTTAGATCAGATTCAATATTGTCAATCTTATCAATATCTCCAATCTTTCTTTGAATGCTTTTAATGATATTTAAGCAAATAGCATCTACGTTGTTGGGAGTAATCAGAGCTCCCACTGGAGCATAAGGAACTTTGGGAAAAACCAAGTAACCAAAACATATACTAAACAGAGGACTCTGTAATTTGACTACATACTTTGGATTATGAAATGCTATTTGTAGTTTGTTAATATTTATTTTCTCATTTTCCCCTTTATCTTCTTGAGGGAAGTTACTGGAATCTAGAAAAACGTTTATCTGTTTTCTTTGTAGATCTAAGTTAAGATCTTCAGGTTTGCTTAGTCCGCTTTCTATTAAGTACCTGTTATTGGGTGTAGTCTCATAGTATTCTAGCTCAGTCTTAAAAGAAGTAATAGATGGTAATAAACTATCTACTAATTCATGGCTTCGCCGAGGGGCCACAAAAGATTCGTTAAGAAAAGATTTTGATATCAATGATTCTTCTATGGTTGATATCTCAGCAAAAAAGTCTCCATAAAGCAACGTATTGCTAATGAGTATGTTAAGATTGTCTTCGATTTTTGTTCGTTTTATGAAATCAGAAACCTCGGATTCAAGCTGGGCCTGCTCACTTTCACTCCCAATGGTTCTATTTGGGGAAATTTCTAAACTTTGTTTTGTAATATCATCTGGTGACAAAATATTGTCAGTTATAACCGAGAGGGCCCGGTCACAATATGGAATGTACTCAACGATAGTTTCATATAAGCGGTATTTCCAAAGCCTTGTTCCCTGGCCTAAGGCAGCTGGAGTGCTTCCATATGAGAATAGATCCTGGAGGGCATAAGATTCCGATGCACCTGTAGCCATAAGCAATTTAACTAACTGGAGGTAATTGTTTGTAGCGGTCGTGGGTCTAAATTTAGCAATATCTGAAAGAATTTCGTCTATATTTTGATTTATTTCTTCGCTTTTTGGCCCTAGGATAATACCTTTAAGTTTTGAAAAGATATCCTTTGAGATATCTGGCATTGGTTAGTGTGGTCCCTCCCTTTTATTCTATGGGTTTACTGGGCCCAATCCCAGTTTCTTGGTCTTGTGGCGTGATGGCTTTTAGTAGAGCTATATCTCGAATCTTATCTTCTTCGTAGTAATGAAGAAATTGCTCTGTTAGATGGTACAAGAGGGTATCTTTTCCATGTAAAAGATTTAGATCTTCTTGTATTTCTTTACCTAAGTATTTTAGGGTTAACGAAATGAATTTTTTGCATGTTTCATTAAAGATTTGAATATCGAGACTATAACCACTTGAAGAATATGCTAAAATTTCGTCTTTGTAAACTCGCTCATATGCTTCTTTTGTGCATTGGTCTAAGATCTTTTTGTAAGTATCATAGTTTCGAATAATCTCACTTCTTTTCTTAAGCTGGATGTAACTAGAAAGAACTTTTCTAACTGACCAACTAACAAAAAAGCAACTTAGAAGAATGCTTCCTGGAACAATTAGTTCATAGGACATATGTTTTCTTTCTCAACTTTCTGTTAGGATGCAGTCTTCGAAGATGCTATTTTGTGGTTTGCCTTTGTCGGTTTTTGTTTCTACGTTTCTTGTAATATAGATAGATAGTATTTGGTCTGGTCTTATGATAAGTACATTCTCATTGCTAGAGTCAGGCGTTATTGTTACGATTGTGCTTGCTAAAAAGACCTTTATCATATCATTCTTTAGTTTATCAATGTCATCTTCGTCTGTTTTAAGTATGTATTCTTTTCCATTCTTTAACAAAATTCTTGTATACAAAGGACTAGTGCCTGACAAGATGTTTCTCCTTTCTTCTTTTTCGGAAAAAAATTTAGAGAGGTCGAATTTTCTACAAAAAAAGAAAGGCAGAGCTGGATTTCTCCAACCCTGCCTTTCTTTTGGGTACAGAATATAATTCTTAGTTTTTCTCGTCTTGGTCTTCTTCAACAGGCTCTATAACACAATGTTGCAGAGAGTGTAATCTGATTTTTTGGATGAGTTCCGAGATTTCACTCTCACTTACTAGAAACTCAGTTGGGGTTTTTACAGGTCGGCCATTTACTACGATCGTATGGTTTGTATCAAAGATTCGGACTTTGTACTTTTTCATTTTCTGTATAGTAGTCCTTTCTTATATTTTGGATTTTTAAACAATGACCTTCTTACTTTTAATTTTCATAAGCTCAGAAAGAACCTCTTTTTCCTCGTCATCCTCTGAATCTTTCTCGTCGCTTTCTTCGTCCTCGTCTTCCTCTTCGTCTTCCTCTTCGTCTTCCTCCTCGTCTTCCTCTTCGTCTTCCTCCTCGTCTTCCTCTTCGTCTTCCTCCTCGTCTTCCTCTTCCTCGTCTTCCTTCTCGTCCTCGAATTCCTCCTCATCTTCTTCATGCAGCATGTCTAGATCTTCCTCTTTCTTGGCCTTGGGGGTAGTATCTAAATTGTCTTCTTCCTCTTCACCTTCAAGATCTTCCTCATTGGATAGTTCGTCCGCCTCTTCTTCGGCAGATTCGTCGTCTTCTTCTTTAACCTCTTCATCTTCTTCTCTTATTGAGCACTCTTCTATTAGATCTTCCTCGTTATCTTCAATGGGCTCTTCCTCTGAAACTTCCTTCGCATCTTCTTCCTTTCTCAACTCATCCTCGACCTGTTCTCTGAAGATACGATAGGCCTCTTCGATCTCTTCTCTCTCAAACATATGCTCCCAGGGCTGCTCATGAAGGACATCGTCTTCCTCATCAGATCCTTCTTCCCCCTTGGGCCTCTTAGTTGCTTCCTCTTCTTCTTCCTCTTTCTCTTCCTCTTCTTCCTCAACATCTTCCCCCATCTCGGCTAAGAGGTGCTTTAGGATCTTTCTTTCGAACCCCTCAGCAACTCTCTTATCTGGAGGCTCGGAAGCCATGCCGGCGGGTTCTTCGTCAACAGGATCAACGTCAGGAAGATCGTCTCCCTCGGATCCTTTCTCGTCAGCGTCCCCAGCAGCCATACTGGTTAGATCAGCCAAAGAAACATCCGGCTCGTCAGCGGCCCAGTCCTCGGCTTCCTCGTCACCTTCTCTTTCAAGCTGCTCAAGAGTAAGGAATCCCTTCTCAGGCTTGTTGTAGTATCTCTCCAAGAGCTCATCGATAGACTTGGGTGCAGACATCATAGTATCATAAACTTTGTCACCTTTTAGTTCTTTCTCTGGCTTTCGGATGTCTTTAACCATGGGACCAGCAATAAAATCCAAGCCTTCAAGACTATCCCTTTCGTCCTCTTGCTCAGTTAGAGGAATCTTGCTAAATTCAGAAATTGCCTCTTTGAGCAGTTTTAAGTATTGCTTTTTCTGACTGGACATTTTTGTAGCCTCCTTTGCTATTACTTTCTCCTTGCATTATGATAGGATAGAGTTAACATGTTGCTTTTTTGTTAAGCAACTTGTGATAGAAAGACTAGATCTTTCCATCATAAATTTGTTCTTAGCTACATTCTATTTACTTAAAAGATGGAAACTGATTAACTTAGAATCTCTCTTTTTTTCTTTGAGAGAAGGAGGCCAAGTAAATACGTATTTTCGAAGGCTAATAAACACGTTTCTTACTGGGGCGGGCTTAAGATTTTTGCAAGGAAGAAAGAAGGTGGTGGTACTGATTTTTGCATTCGTTACATCGAGAGATTAGAACACGAAGACTTTCTGTTGGGTCAATTTTCTTGTTTCTTTGTTCTGGATCTAAGTGCTGAGCTTCTTTGTCAGGTGAGAATTCTAAGGGAGTTTGATGGCGGTAACCTCTACGAACCATTTCTTGAGCTAGTTCTTTGTGTCGAGTTTCTAAGGACTGAATTTCTAGCAGGTTTCCTTTAATGTAACCAGAAATTTGTTTCTTCTCTCTAATTAGTGATGCGAATATGTGAATTTCTAAATGTTCTCCTAGAAGGTGCTTTCTACACATAATTCTAGGGTCAACCATCCACATTCTCATCCTTTTCTTTTTTCCTCCTTTCATTGTTCGTGCTTTGCTTTTTCTATGAATTAGTTAGTTTGTTAACTTGGTTCTGGTAGAGATCCCAAAGCCATCTTAAAAGATAAATTCTTTGAACTTTTATCTGGTTCACTTGAAGAAGACAATGTGGAATAAAGTCTATCTATTTCTTCTTTTAAAGAAAGCCCTCCTCCTTCCATTCTACTGGCGTTTTGTTGGGGGGTAAGAGTGCTATCTACTTGCACAAATGGAGAGAAAGCAACAGGCTGAACGTTCGGAACAAATGCCTCATACATTCCACAATCTTTAATCTTATAGCGAGCAAAATCAACTTTCAATCTAATGAGAGCACCTTTCTTCCCAGACCTATTTTTTCCTACTTTTAGATGAATCTCGTTTTCGGATACCTGTTGTATAAGGGCTACGAAGTCAGAATGCTCAACTTTCTTAATAGATTCTGACATTAGGTCAACGTCCAAGTTTGAAGGTTCTATTCGATATGCGCTTCTATTTAGTTGTGAAGCGGTCACTACGGGTATTCCATAATGGACTGCTATGACTTTCAGGTTAGAGGTAATAGAACTAAGCTCAAGTCGGTAATCTTGCCTGGTTTCTGCTCGAAGCAAATCTAGGTAATCTACAAAGAGACCTCGAATACATTCTTTTCCATATTTTGATATAAGTTCATCTAACAGAGTCATAAGATCTATTGGTGTTATGTATCCCGCGGGGAAATAGTAAATGCATATGTTGGAATTCATTGCTTGGAGTTTGTTCTTTATGGAGTCTTGAACCTTTTTTGGGTCCGATAGTATCTCACTAATTGCTTCTCGGATGCTCTTATTAAAAAGGCAACAATAAAGTCTAAGAAATGATTCATCCACTAAGTTTTCTAACGTGACGTAAACGAAGATTTTCTTTTGTTTCTGGTTAGGAACTGAGTCGGAAGTTACCGGACTGGGTTTGCTTAAGATTGCATTTGCTAAGAAATTTATTAAGAGCGTGGATTTTCCACATCCACTAGGTCCAGCAAATATGTACAATCGAGATGGTTCAAAACCACCATTTAAGGCGGAATGATCTAACGTTTGAAATCCAGACGGGATAGCATTATTATCTAGGTAGAAAGATCTAATCTGAGTAGCGACGCTATCATACTCATCTTCATTTAGGTTTAGAGAAGATAGGGTTTGAATATCATGTCTTCGTCTAAACTCGACCAAGGAGAGATACAGGCTTTTTACGGTTTCTTCATATTGGAAAACGGCATCCTTTGCGGTATCAAATCTTCCGCTTTCTACACACTCAACGAAATTTGCTAGTTTATTATAGTTAGTAAGCAAAGACACTAATTTTTTCTTAATCTCTAAGCTTTCAAGATAAGAATCGTAGGTGTCTTCTGAAACCGGGGTTTGGCTTACTTCGTTTATATAGGGAGCAAGAGACACGAATTTGTCAGATGTTAGAACAAGGTCTTCCGCAACCGCATTTTCGATGTGTTCTAGTTTTAGTTTACAGATATTCTTTAAGCAATCAAATTTTGTCTTGGCTAGGAAAGAGATTTTGTCCTCGTAGAATGAGAGAACTTCGTACATATCTTTGAATAAACTTTTTGTTCGTTTATGTTCTTGGTTAGGGGCCAGTGCTAAGGTGAAGCATATGTCAATGAATTGATCTGTAATCATATAATAGGCTACCTCCAGCAAGAACTTTTTCTTACATTTTTTCTTGGAGTAGGCGATGAAGAAAGGGAGAAGAGTGATCTATTTTTTGTTCATTTGCTAAAAGCAAGCCAGCTGACTAGACCGGAGAGAATAGGACTCACTATGGTATAGATACTTGCTTATGATATAATTACAGCGCTCAGTATCCAATTGTTTTAAACAATCCATGCTTGTGAAAATGGCAGAGCATTTTATTCTTTGCTTAGAGGTTGCTTTCCCCCTATTAAGACGACTTGTTATCTCTCCCAGTTTAATCGAGAAGGCAGAGGCATCTCCGGCCTCGTACAAATCGTATAGTTCCTTTGCCCTAGCTCGGCAGAATTCTTGCACCCTTATGTAATTTGCGAGAAATACTAGGGCTAGGTACAAAGTTACATCAAGATAAAGTGTATCGGTTTCATTGTTGTATAGGTGACTTTTTACGTGGAAATTTGGTCTTGGTACACCTAAGTAATCACAACTTTTATTAATCTGGTCTTGGATTAGGTCTAAGCTCCTGGGAGTGACTTGGGAACTCCTAAGATCTAATCTTTGAATGATTCCTGGGTCTAGAAATAAATCAATATATCTAGACATGAGCAAACCTTTAAAGATTCCAGAAGAATCGAATGTTATGTTCAGATCAATTCCGTGTGTTCTAAGACAACATATCCTACAAAGTTCATAAAGAATGATATCTCTATACACAGCTCCACCTAGAATATGAAATGAAAATTGTTTAAAGTTCTTTTGTTTAGCTTTATCGATAAGAATTACTAGGGGCAAAGCATATACGTTAATAGGAAGGACCGAGTCAGTTTTCATCGTAGCTACAATGGAGCCAGTTGCATAGCACTGGAAATGATCAAAGGGACAAACTTCTTCTAAGACTTGGCTAAAAGCTTTATTTAGAGCTGGGGTTCGAAAATGGTGGATATAGATAATTTTCTTTTTGATTTCTGGATCTAGCTGAGTGGCTTTGCTATAAGTATCCAGGTTGTATCGATAGATATCATCTTCCGTCTTAAAGAGCTCACAACCTGGACCGGGAACTAGATCCAAGATAAAGGCTTTTGTGTATAAGTCGGGAAATTCAGATAGGAACTCATAGTAGTATTGTATTAGAGATGGTACATCTTGTTTCTTAATTCGATTAAAACTTACTTGGAAACCCCCGGAATCAAGATATATGTTTGTCTTCTCATATAAGCCGCTTTTCTGGACCTTAGAAAGAAGGGTTTGTTTTGTTTTGTTAAACTTGGAATGATCTTTCTTTGATCCAAACCCCTCTCCGTAACTATGCAGGAATCCTTCTAGTCGCTTAAAGGCATCCCTTAGATTTTCAACGGTAAGGATTCCTTCATTAATTCCTCTAGAAAATAACTCGGTTACAGTTTCAATTCCTGCTGAGACGTATCCGCTGGAGTTCATGTTTTCGTACTGGTCTCCTTTTTTATGTTTCTTTGTTCTATTCGTTCTTTCTTAGATATTTAACCCACTCTATGGTCGACCATATAGTGCAAGCAGAGACCACTAAACTCAGCCATAAAAGAAAGGTCTCTCCTAGAACCAAACTAATTCGTATGACCAACACTATAGCAATAGTAAACAGAATGAGTCGGATTAGGATCATGAGGGCTATATCACTCATGGTTCTAGCCCCCTTTCTTTCTGTTCTTTTTTCTATCTTCTTCTAGTGGATACAAGGGGTCTAGAGAACCTTTCGCATATCGTCGGAAGAAAATAAATATCGTTGTCCCCGGGGGATTAGAATAGTGCTTTTTCTAAGTTTTTACTCTTGCTCATCTATATGTTCGCAAATTAGTTTTTTACATAGAATACTTGTAAAGATTGAATAATTAATAGCATCTAAGCTATTATCCAACGCACTATTAAGACTCGCTTCTGGACTAGAATCAGATTTGGTTTGGCTAATAATATTTATGACTCTCTTCGACTTGCTGTAAATTGTTAGAGCGTTTTGAAGAATTGCTACCTGTAAAGGAAACTCCTGAAACCTCCAATTTTGGAAACCATAAGATTTACTTCGCTCTAAAAATATATCTAGTGCGTCCCGAATAGCTCTGCTATAATCTTGGATAGCTTCTAGAGTTGCTTCCGTTTCTTTTATCTCTCCTTGTAGAGGGAGTGAATCTGAGCAGATTTCTTGAACGATGCCATTTTTATTTTCAAGACGAATTTGGAGAACTAGTTTCATGTAACAAGACCCTTTCTTCTTTTTGTGTATTTTGTTTCTCTTCTTTCTGGCGAGAATACACAAGGGTTAGAATATAGTTTGAGTTCACATTATGAATTGAGACCGTTAAGATCTCATATTTCATAGCAATTTCAGACACTATCTTATTAGCTTCCTCGTAAGAATTACATGATTCTATGACGGTAACACAAGTATTATTTCTCATTGTTGGTTTCCTTTTTTGTGTTTATATAAAATTGTACATAAGATGCAACCTAGGTGAGATATTACAATTGAGTTCCTCTGCCTTGTCTACTGCAACTGGGAAGTTAGATAGAAGGTCTTTCGTTGTTCCTCCCTCTGGCATTATCCATATTTTGTTACTAGGAATGATTTTAGTTATTTCTTTTAGGTAGATTTCGATTCTCGGATCTTCTTTTTCTTTAGGTCCGTATACTAACTTTAAGTATATTTCTACCGAGCGATTTCCAATTTTCTTATTGTATTCTGGATCGAAGTAACTAGCAACGAGATTAGTCATGTGCAAGTTATAATTTAGATCTGAGTCAGAAAAGATCTTTGGAGAGTATATGAATGCAACTCTTTTCTTTCTTGGTTTCTTTTCTAGGGTTAGGGTTTGGAGCATGGTCTGGAGATTCATTCCATTGGTTTCGACATTTATGTTGGTTGCTTTAGAAAGAAGAATTAAACTTAGAGTTTCTTCCATATAGAATCCAGGTTCTCCTCCTGTGATAAGCAGGAGTCTGTTTTCTCCTATCCTTCTATTAATTTGTCCAATTGTATACTCACTTTCTTCATATACTCGCATTTTTACCATCGTATCACACCATGGGCATGGCTTTACTGGTCCCGCACATCCAAAGATGTCAATTCCTTTACAACGATTACATTCTTTAAATCTAACTAGAACACAGGCTTTTCCTGCATCTGGTCCTTCTCCTTGCCATGTATCGAAAACCTCAATAAAATGAAAATTTCGAACTGGCTTTGAAATAAGTTCTCCTCCTTTGGTTTCTTCCTCTAAGAGGGGTGGCGAAAATGCGTCATTTTGTTGGTTAGTCTCAATGGGACTAGATTCTTCTTCAGTACTTGCTTTTTTGGAATAATCTAAGATACTTTCAAGTTCTACCCAATTTTTCATGTCTTCCATTTTTCTTCTCGTCTCCTTTCATGAAATATCTAGAATGTAGCTAATCTGGTACTTTGTATCTGGATTATGGGTTCAAGAAGAAGCTTCCATCTATCTTCCCAACAAAACTTGTACATTTCTTTCTGATCAATGATAAAGAAATCTGGTAGTTTGTCTATGTAATCAGGAATCGCAATTACAGATATTTCCTTCCCTCTAGATACAAATTCTTCATTGTATTTCTTTAGGATATCTGCTGGGCAAGACTTGGAGTTGATACCTTTTATCTTAAACATATATCCTTTTGTTCCATATCGAAAAGATTCAAACATAAGATTATTCCAGTTCAACATGGCGATAACACCTTGAGGAATTTTCTTGTATCCAGATAGAGGCTTAGCAAAAGAGACGGGTCTTGCTATACACTTGTTTCCTTCTTTGATATTTCGCATAATATCAGTACCCATTTCGTTGACTTTTTGGAGCAACGAAGGAACTTTAAAATCTTGTTTGAGGACGATTTCTAAGAGTTTGCCTAGATATACTTTGCTAAGATGAGGGAAATCTGATCTTCTTGTTTCTACTCCTCTAGTTTCAATTGTATCAACATCTCTTCCTTCATTGCTTATAACATGGATTGCATACCTCTTCTTTGCTAGAAATAGGCCTCTTGAAATTACGAGTTCATTCTTTAGTTGGAGTTTTTGTTGTGATACTGGAATGTTATGTCTTTCTACTAAGTACTGGACCGAAATATTGTTTAGAAATTTATCCAAGTAATCACATAAAGTTCTTAAGATAGAAAGAGTTTTCTCTTTTTGATAACCTCTCGATCTAATAAACTTATCCAAGCAAAAGAAAATAGAATCAGTATCCCCAGTTATGACATATGTTAGTAGTTCTCTCTCAAATTCAGATTCGAACATTAATTTCTTACTCACTACGAAATTTTTGCAGATAGACACTTTTTCGTTTTCATCTAGGTCTTCTATGACATCTGGATTGATAGTTTGTTCTCTGGTGTTTTTGGCATAGAGGTCTTTTAGATACTTATCCGCTTGAAGAATCATACATTTGATTGCCTCTTGTCCGGACATAGTAATTGACTCAGCAATGTCTGGATTGTAAAATCTAAAATGTTCATTTGCAAGAACTCCATACATAGAATTAGCAAGAATCTTATAAACCAATTGCCGAATATTCATTCTAAGTTCTTTTTGTTTATCTTTCTTTACTTTGTAGTCAAACATTTGCTTTTTGTATTGCTTTCTAGATTGTAGAAGAGAAGATAGAATTGTCAGATAGTAAGATTCTTCTACTTCTTTTCTTAGATATAGGGCTCCACTTATTGTGACGATAATCTTTCGTTGAGAAACTAGTTTTAGAAAGTCTTTTCCACTAATTATTTTTTCTTCTAGTTGGTTGGCTGTTTCGTTGTATAGATTTAGTTTGATTTGTGGTAAAGATGAGAATTTATCTTTGTTATAACAATATTGGTAAGCAACTTCTTTATCAACTAACCCAACGAAACTATTTGGACCAATGTTATAGGTTAGAATTAACGATGGATATAGACTTGAGAAATCAAAATCTACTACCCATCTATACAAACCAGGGGATGGTTCTAGGACAAAAGCTCCTACGATTTGTTTCTTAGTAGTGCTATAAGTTAGGGTCTTAGCAGCCAGATTCATATTCTTTAAGTACGATAGTATGAGTCCATCAACTTGACCAATCGTTGTAAGGCTACAACGAAACGTAGTACAACAAATTCTTCTTAGTTCATTTTGAAGCGAGATTAGTAAAAGTTTGTTTTCTAATTCAAGAAGTAAAGAGATATCCTCTTTGTTATATAAGATGAATTCTTTTGAATATTTCTCGTACCATAGATACCATCTTCCTCCATGATCTACTTTTAGTTTTCCCTTTCCTAGCTCAGCATTAGCAATAAATTCCAAACTGTAGCTTTCTTTTCTTTCCTGAGAAAATCCTTCGTATAGAGTTTTTAGATCTAAACATACAAATCCGGCGACCTGAAGAAGATTTCCAACTGGTCGAACATTATGTAAAGGAGACAACATATTGGGGTCTAAGCCAAGTCTTTCCATTCTTTTCGTAATGTAAGTAAGGTCATAACTTAGATTCCATCCAGAGATAACGTCTGGATCTATTTCTTTTAGTTTCTGAGAGAATATTCTTAACATATCTTCTTCTTTACTAACAAAAATTGTATCTTCTATACTCGTAGCAGAAGAATGGTCAAACTCTCCAGTATCATAAAAGATCGTTTCTATTTTATTCGTTTTGTAGTTAGAATAAGAGATAAGAACAATTGGATCATTGGCTGTTTCTGGACTGGAGAATTCTCCGCTTCGAGAATACACCTCAATATCTATGAACATTATATTTAGATCGATTGTTGGCTCTTTATCTTTCTTTTGGTGGTAGTAATCTAGAGCGTGTTTGGCGTCTAGACCGATATCAGCTTCATATGATATACTGGGAATTGTTTCTTCTGGGGGTTTGTTTTTTGTAATAACGGGTTGTAAGTCCAAGTAACTTAGTGCTAATTTTGGTACTTTGCCTTCTTTTGGAACGTAGTAATAGTAATCTAAGGATGGGTGTGTATAGATTTCTTTACAACCGGTTTTGCAATCTCTAAAAATGTACACAACGTTATAAGAAACAATCTGAATATCCAACAAAGCATATCTCTCTGAGTAATATTTTTCTGGTATTCGATATAAGCATTTGTTATCTTGGATTTGAATCTCGCTGCTTTTTACTTGTTTCTCGTTAACTTGTTGGTTATTCTCGTTACTTAGTTTTGGTTCTTTTCCAAGAAAAGAAGCTATAGTTCTAAAGTCAGAAGAAAAGATACCTTCTTTATCTGGATTTCGCAAGATATAACTAGGGTGGAATGTCACAAAGACAGGATACTCAACTCCATGAATCTTAGTCCTATAGAAAGATCCTCGAAGTTGAGTAATACTTCCCCCAGTTAGACCGAAAGCAGAACATGCAGATGCTCCCATTAAGACTATTAGTTTTGGATTGCATTTAGAGATAAGCGCCAGTACGTTCCTTTTACAATTCTCAATGGTTTCTGGATCTGGATTTGTGGTTCTTCCGTCTGGTCCTACTGTCTGACATAACACAACGTTACTCAGCAGGTAGTTACAAGTTTCTAAGTTATATATTTCAAAGAATTTTCGAAATACTTTTCCGGCTCTTCCAATAAGAGGCCTATGAGTTCTAACCTCTTCGTAACCCGGATTCTCAGCTATGAAAACAACTTCTACCATAGATAGATCATCTGGACAATTGCATTCCGCGATACAAGAGGGGGCTTGCAGAAGTCGGCATCTTGAGCAATCCGAGAACCTTGAAGAACGAATTGAGAACACTGAGCATCTCCTTGTATGTGTATTAGTTTTCCTTCTTTTTGTTCTGGTGGTATCTTTTACTATCTTTCTGAAGAAAAAAAAGAAGGGGGAGTAACCCCCTTCTGGTTCTGCTAGAAGTTTGCCCTAACAAGGATAGCCTGGTCTGGATCTCCGTTCCATTCGTATTCAATTCCATATTTTTCTAATTTCTTGCATACTATCTTTCCAACTTCTTTGGCATCTAGACCAATGATTCCGAATTTCTCAGTGTGTAATGGACCATACTGGAGGTACAGTTCACCTTCCTTGAGAAAAGATCGATGACTTTGGCGGTTCCAAAAAACACATCCATTAACTTTTTTACCCTTCTCATATAAATTTTCTGCGGTGGTAGCTAGTTCATAACCTGCACAAGTTGTGCAACATAGAAAATTCATCCTAGCTAGCAATTTATCTTCTTTTCGAAGATCTTTAAAGGCTTTCTTCAATCGTTCTAGAGTCGAACAGACTTTTTCTGGGTTTACTTTTCGTTCTGATCTTCGCATTTCTAGTTTCCTCCTTGTAAGAAAGTTCGTAGTTCTTTTTGCATATGATACTCGCCCATGCTGTTGATTTCTTCACAATTTTACATATCGATATTGTTTTCTTCTCTTAGTCTTTATTCTCTCTGTTTTGTAAAATTAAGTTAATGACCATATCATAAATTTTCTTATCTTTCTTACAAACTTCTAACATTACTGGATCTGGTCCTATTTCTTTGATCCATCGAAGAGCTAGCTTTGGCTCGCTAATTCGTTTTTGGAGTATAGCTTTATCTTCTGGCCACCTTTCGGCCCACCACAAAATCCAGAAAAAACAAGTGATTCGATCTCGCATTATGTCCTTATCTTCTGGCCACGTTTGTGCCCACTTACAAACCCATTCGTTTTCACTAACTCGATCTCGCATAATATGTCTATCTTCTGGCCACTCGTCAGCCCACCAATAAGCCCACTCACTTTCAGTAACTAGGTCTCGCATCATATGCCTTTCTTCTGGAAATAAGTCAGCCCACTTATATGCCTCCTCGCTTGTGTTAATCTTATCTCGCATTGTGTCCTTATCTTCTGGCCACCTTTCAGCCCACGCAAAAGCCACTTCTGAGGCTGTAATTCGATCACAAACTTCGTGTCTTCTACTAGGATTGGAGCAAGCCCATTCAAAAAGAGACCATTCAAAATTTACATTAGCTCTGTCTCTCACAATTTTTTCTCTCCTTGTAAGACAAGTTCTAGCGCTTTTCTATAGAGTTCTTTATCTTTCTTACAAACCTCTAGTATTAGCGGGTCCGGTCCTATTTCTTCGATCCACCGAAAAGCTACTTTTGGCTCACTAACTAACTTTCGCATTATAGCTCTGTCATCTGGAAATTCAACAGCCCATCTAAATGCCCAGTAACTATCATTGATTCTATCTCGCATTATGTCCCTATCTTCTGGCCATTGATAAGCCCACATGAATACCCAAATGGAGTCCCAGACCCGATCTCGCATTAGATCTCTATCATCGTTCCAGCAGCATGCCCATCGATACGCCCAGTAACTATCATTGATTCTATCTCGCATTATGTCCTTATCTTCTGGCCAATGGATGACCCACTCATATGCTTCGTATGCCTCATGTATTTGATTTCGTATAATATCTTTATCTTCGGGCCATTGGTTAAGCCACATGATCGCAATTTTTGTTTTATTAATTAGCTTTCGCATTACGTGTCTATCTTCAGGCCATTGCTTAGCCCAGTGGTAAGCCAATAATGGCTGGACAATTTGACTTACTACAGAGTGCTTTTTGTCTTTATGGTGAGCTAATGATGGGTGGGCAATTTGACTTACAGAGTACCTTTCGCCCTTGTTTGACGCTGCCCAGTAAAGTACTTGGCGAGAATGTTGCAATTCTCCTTTGTCTAAGTATTCTTGGAGAATATCAGTTATCTCATAAATGTAATCTTCTATGTTTTGAATGAACTCGCGATTACTTATATACCTGTCAACTTTTTGGATTCTAGATTCTAGTTTCCTAGTTAGAGCTAGGTGTATTCCTTGTTCATTGATGACTATGCTTAGTTCTTCGTTGGGAGGAAGAGATTTTATGCCTAAGATTATTTCCTCAATTTCTTTATCTTTTTCGTTCATCTTTCTAGCTCTCTTTCTTGAAACTAGAAATTAGTTTCTCCTTGTTCTCCACTGACCGCTTTCGGATCAGATCTGGTAAGGGTATTCCAGTAAGCACTAGGAGTAGTTATTATTACTAGGCTTGTATCTGACCTATAGTTGCAAGTATAAAATATAGGTGGGGGCGTGATACTATACCAAACTGCTTGGATACAGATATGGGCTTTGCAGTAAGGATAGGTGTCTATTTGTATGTACATAGTTCTTTCCTCTTCTTTTTGTTGTCTTGCGACGTTTCCTTTCTTTCGTTCGTTTTTTTTCTTAAGCTTTCTCGTTAGTCTCAATTTCTCGAATTATAGGACCAGTCGTTAAGACATTTTCGATTTTGATAGTAACCTTATGGTCTCTACCTTTTAGTAAGAACCAAAGCTTTTCGTACTCATCATCTGAACTCCGCCACACCATACCACACCCTCCCATGAGGTAGCAATAGCCATCGTTGCAGGCTTCCTCATGGGGATAGTAAAAACCCTGTATGGCAATCCATGGGGCGGTTTGTGCTTGTGATGTCTCCCTAAATTTTATCTGACCAATCCAAGATTCTCCCGTTTGTTTATCTATTATATTAACTTTCATCTTTTGTCTTCCTTTCTCGAAGTTGTGAACCGGGTGTCCCCACATTGAGCTCCCAAACCCGGTCGCGGAGCTGTGGAGGTGCATCGGTCTGTGACGACCGATAAAACGCATGTGGGGTCACGTTCTAAGGTTAAGTTCAATATAGTTTTATTACTTCTTCTCCAAACTTTTCTGGGAAGCGGCTACCAAACCTAAGACGGCAGAGATATTTTTCCCATCCCTGCCATTTCGCTTTAATGGATGCCTCGTTCTCATCATCATAGACAATGATTGAGGTACCCTTAGGCAAATCGTTAAAGAATCCATACTGAGCCAGAGCATCCGCTATAGCCTTGGCTGGTGTCGAACCACTACCAGTACAGAAGGCGGTATTGTTAGGAAGGGTTTAGAGTAAGTTAGAACCTCCCTGTCTTTGCTTAATTCTAGAACAATGACTAGGTTTTCGGAGGCTACTTGGAGCTCGGCGTAGTACATGTGTCTTCCTCCTTTCGGGTTTGTCAATGATCTCTTCTTGGGCCACCTGTCTCATAGGCGAACCCGAATGTTTACATGAAGAACCCTCGGGATCGGGGCATAGGTTTAAGAAACCTGAGACTGAGATTTTGGATCATTCAGCCCCCTCTTCTCCCCGAGGATCCCCTAGCGTGTAGATAATGTTTACTTGCTTGTTAAGAGTCTGCCTCCTGGTCCACGATTTTTGTTCATACCCTCGCATCCAGAAGGCAGACGTATTTTGAGTTAGAGTTCAATTCCTCGATTCTTTGCTTTCTCGATAATAGTTGTTTCGTTGTCATTCCAACTATCTGGACGAATTTCTTTCAGAATTGGGTGGTAAATCACAAGTCGGGGCATCTGGTACTCATCGTGGTCATCGAAGAGACTTAATGAGTGCGACCAGAAAAATCTTCCATACTGTCCTTTTATCTGGGGCAAGTCAAAGAGGAAGTCTTCCTTGTTACGCCAGACATCCATTACTCGAACGACTTGATCAGATGGTCCAGTCATGCGATTTACGTAGACAACCCACCTTGGTTTGTCACCCAGCGTCGGGTGGGGTTTCCTTGGTTTTTCCGTGCAGATTCGGATAATGCATGGAACACCGATAAGATTCTGAGGAGGCTCGTCGAATTTGAACTTGGCGCACCTCCATCCCCCTAGAGTTGGAGGCTCCACCCCCGCTCCTCGTTGGTAATAGTTATCCTCCCAACGAGACTTCTCCTTTCTGCTAATCTCGAACCATTTTTTTCGAAGGTGGATATCTCCAACTGCTTGGTCAATGAGACCATAGGTCTCTCCCTTCCCTCTAACTTTTATTAGCTTGCTAGTAAAACTACTGGTTAGCATAGCGAAATTCTTATGTAGCATGTTGTTCCTCCTTCAAAACACGCAAAGCTCTGAGTCTTGCTTGTTTTGCAGCTTGGTAGTTCAAACCGACTTTCTTCGCTGTAGAGTTCAGGTCCTCACCGCAGAACTTAGTCAAAGTAAGGAGAATCGCACCTTGCATTGCTGCCATTCGACCTCTCTTTCCAGCGAGGTTTGATCGAGATCGGAGTAACCGACCGTATACTTCGAGTACCATCTGCTCTTCGACGGATTTTTCCGGGCAGGGAAGCAAAATCTGCTCCGTGGGTTCCTCGATCAAGTACCAAGTTCCGGGACCTCCATTACCTGTCGAACTCTTCCGACAGGCGTAAGCAAGAGAAGCCTTGTATAGATCTCTATAGGTCGCTCTTAGGAAGGAGGTACCTTCCAGGTCTCTATGAGCCCAGGCAGCGGCGCGGGATTCCTGCAAAGCATCTTCTCTGAATCGATCCCAGAAAAGAGTAAATTGTCTCCGGCATATACTCAGAGCAATTTTCTCTTTCGTAGAAAGCATACCATCTTGTCTCATGCTACAAGGTCCTCCGGCTTGTGGCATAGAGCCAAAATGTGGGGGCTAATCTTCCTCGGCCGCTTTAAGGGCAGCCTCTCTCTCAGCCAAAGCTTGCTGGAGTTTGCTGAGTTCCTCTTCGGCCCAATTTCTGGCTTTTTGAAATGCTGTTGCCCACTTCGGGTCTGAAAACTCTTCGAACCAGTAGCGATATGCCCTTCCATCTTCTAGTTCTTCGTATTGACCCCAGTTAGCGTGGAGAGGAAGGCCTGCGAGACAGACCTTCTCGCCAAATTGCAGGTCATTAAGAATCGAGAAGTTCTTTCTCTTATCAGCAGGGAGTCTTATCTCAGCCCGGACCACCACATCGTTGCCCAAATGGGGAGGTTGTTGGCCTATCCGCTTAAGAACGATCTGAGCCTCTAGTCCTTCCTTAAGTTGGATATTGATTTCTTCTCTTGTGGTTTTTGTCTTGCTCATGTCTTTATCCTTCCTTTGTTCTTGTTAGAATATCGTTAGAAAAAGAGTTCAAAACTAAGTACTGAGCATAAGCAGGTTGTTTCATATTTTCTGGAATTTCTATGTCTAGATTGTACGGTTGTAAGATGTCAAAATAATCTTTTCAATATCTTCGTCTGAGTTAATTTCTTTTGGAAGTATTAACGTAGTTGCGTAGTGCATTCTTTCTTACCTCCTCTATGTAGGAAAGAAGAACGAAGTTTCTTTCACATAGGCTGTGGGAAGAAGCCCAAGGAATCAAAGAATTCTAAAACTTCCGGATCAATAACCCCCTCATTTCCACTACAATAAAAATCCATGTAACTTTCGCCTTTGCCCCGGATATTTGCAATAAGTTCCCCAGCATATCTCCAGCTACAAGAAAAGACATTATGTGGATTATCTTTATCAATCCAACGAGTATTGCAAAGAGCCCTATAAACTTTTGTGGCAAATTCGGTGTCTTGTAATTTGTACTTATTGTTTCGTAAGGTCTTCTCGAAGTCCTTCATCTAGCCTTCCTCCTTTTCTTTCGTTGGCTCATTTTTTTCTTACAAATTTGTAACTAGACCTGGACCCAGTCTAATGGTTCTAGTAAACTCTCGAATCCAAAATGGATCTTTGATTTGTTTTCTCCTTATGTCCCTATCTTCTGACCACCGCAAAGCCCACTCATAAGCCGAATAATCCTTGACTCGGGATCGCATTATGTCCTTATCTTCTGGCCACAATCTAGTCCAAAAGAAAGCCCAGTAACTATCGTTGATTCGACTCCGCACTATATCCTTGTCTTCTGGCCATCTTTTAGCCCATTGTAAGGCGACATAAGAAGATCGAATGCGCTTTCTTATACTCTGTTTTGAACTAGGGTCTTGCTTTGCTAGTTCAAATAGTTGTTTAGAGGTCATCTTTTCCCAACCTCCTTCCTTCTACTTCTCACTATCTCCTTGTAAAACAAACTCAAGAGCTTTCTGGTAGATTCCCTTATCTTTCTTACAAATTTCTAATATGTCTGGATCTAGCCCTATGTCTTTGATCCACGCTAGAGCCCATTCTGGTTCTGCAATTAGTTTTTTCATTATGTGCTTATCTTCTGGCCATTGCTTGGCCCACCAATAAGCCCACTTACTTTTACTAACCCGGCCTCGTACTACGTCCTTATCTTCTGGCCATCTTTTAGCCCATTCAAAAACCCACTTATTCTCAGTAACTCGATGTCGAATTATTTCTCTTTCTTCTGGCCATTTGAGAGCCCACCTATAAATCCAGTAACTATTAGTAATTCTATCTCGCATCATATGCCTATCTTCTGGCCACCTTTCGGCCCAGAGAATAGCTACTGCTGAGTCCTCGATTTTTTCTCTCATCGCAAACTTGTCTTCCGGCCATTTTTTAGCCCATTCAAAAGCCCAGTAATCTTCATTGATTTTGTCTCGCATTATCTCCTTGTCTTCTGGCCACCTTCTGGCCCATTCAAGAACCCACTTGTTCTCAGTAACTCGATCTCGCATTATCTCCTTGTCTTCTGGCCAATGCATAGCCCACCAATATGCCCACTCGCTTTCAGTAATTCTATCTCGCATTATCTCTTTGTCTTCTGGCCATCTTTTAGCCCATGCAAAGGCAATATCGCTAGATTCAATATATTTGCATACATTCTGTCTTAAACTAGGATTCTGCCTTGCGTATAAGAGTGCTTGTCTTGAAGTCATCTTTCCCTCTCTCTTTCCTATCTTCTTAATTTCCCTGTAAGATAAGTTTAGGAGCTTTATTATAAAGTTTCTTTTATCTTTCTTACAGACTTCTAACATTAGGGTCTAATTTCCAATGTTTTCGAATTATCGAAGAACTAAATTTTGGGTCAGTAACTGATTTTTTCGTATTACAGTTTTACCATCTAGAAACTCGATAGCCTATTTAAAATGCCAGCAATTCTCATTAACTTGATTTCGCATCTTACCTTATCTTCTAGCCACTCAGTGGGTCCCGCAAATAAGTTCGTTCCAGTCATCTATTTTTTCGAATTATCTCCCTGTCTTCCGGCCATCTTTTAGTCCACTCAAGAGCCCAGTAATCTTCATTGATTCTATCTCGCATCTTGTCCTTATCTTCTGGCCATCTTTTAGCCCATTCAAGAGCCCAGTAACCTTCATTGATTCTATTTCGCATTATGTCCTTATCTTCTGGCCATCTTTTAGCCCATTCAAGAGCCCAATAATTACTAGTGATCCGATCTCGCATTATGTCCTTATCTTGCGGCCAGTTGATAACCCATCTAAAAGCCCAGTAATCTTCATTGATTCTATCTCGAATTATATCTTTGTCTTCTGGCCATCTTTTAGCCCATTCAAAAACCCACTTATTTTCAGTGACTCGGTCTCGAATTATGTCCTTATCTTCTGGGAAATGCTTAGCCCACTCATAAGCCCACCTACTATCAGTAATACAATCTAGCATTATATGCCTATCTTCTGGCCACTTTTCGATCCAGAGAATAGCTACTACTGGGTCCTCGATTTTTTCTCTCATCGCAGGTTTGTCTTTTCGCCATCGTTTAGCCCACTTGAAAGCCCACTCACTTCCCTTAATTCTATCTCGCATTATATCTCTGTCTTCCGGCCATTGTTTAGCCCATGCAAAAACCCATTTACTTTCAGTAACTCGATCTCGCATTATATATCTATCTTCTGGCCACTGCTTGGCCCACCGATAAGCCCAGTAGCTACCAACGATTCGTTCTCGCATTATATCTCTGTCTTCTGGCCATCTTCGGGCCCAATAATATGCCCACTCGCTTTCTGTAATTCTATCTCGCATCTTGTCCTTATCTTCTGGCCATCTTTTAGCCCATGCAAAGGCAACATTTCCAGATCGAATGTACTTACGTACATTTTGTCTTAGATTAGGATTCTGTTTTGCGTATGACAGTGCTTCCATCGGAGTCATTTTTTGCTACTTACCTCCCCCAATTCTCCATGTAAGATAACTTCAAGCGCTTTTCTATAGATTTCTTCATCTTTCTTACAAACTTCTACAAGATCTGGGTCTGGTCCTATGTTTTTAATCCACGCAAGAGCCCATTCTGGTTCTGTAATTAGTTTTTTCATTATGTACTTATCTTCTGGCCACGCTGTAGTCCAAAAGTAAGCCCACTTACTTTCAGTAACTCGATCTCGCATTATATCCCTATCTTCTGGGAATTTAAGGGTCCAGTAATAAGCCCACTCACTTTCAGTAACTCGATCTTGCATTATCTCTTTGTCTTGTGGCCATCTTTTAGCCCATTCAATAGCCCAGCGATTTCTAACTCGATCTCGCATTATCTCTTTATCTTGTGGCCATTGTTCCGCCCAGTAAAGAGCCCACTTACTTTCAGTAATTCTATCCCGTATTATCTCCCTGTCTTCTGGCCACCATAGAGACCACTTAAGAACCAACTCGTTGTCAGTAATTCGATCTCGCATTATGTCTCTATCTTCTGGGAAATACTTAGCCCACTCATAAGCCCAGTAGTCCTTGACTCGATCTCGTATTATGTCCTTGTCTTCTGGCCATCTTTTAGCCCATGCAATAGCCAAGTAATTACTACTAATCCAATCTCGTATTATGTCCTTGTCTTCTGGCCATCTTTTAGCCCATTCAAGCCAGTAATCTTTACTGATCCTATCTCGCATTATCTCCCTGTCTTCTGGCCATGTTTGTGCCCACTTACAAAGCAATTCGTCTCCAGTAACTCGATCTCGTATTATGTCCTTGTCTTCTGGCCACTCGAGAACCCACTTAAAGGCTGCTCTTGGTGTCTTAATCTTATCTCGCATTATACGCCTATCTTCTGGCCATCTTTTAGCCCATTGTAAGGCGATATAAGAAGATCGAATGCGCTTTCTTATACTCTGTTTTGAACTAGGGTCTTGCTTTGCGAGTTCAAATAGTTCTTTAGAGGTCATCTTCTTTATTACCTCCTTATCTTCCATATATATAAATAGATCCGAAAGATTTCTTATAGAATTTCTCATTCTTTCTTACAAATTTGTGATAGACCTGGATCTGGTCCAAAGGTTCTAATCCACTCTCGAAACCAAAATGGATCTTTGATTTGTTTTCTCACTATGTCCTTATCTTCTGGCCACCATATAGCCCATTGAAAAGCCCAGTAACTGTCAACTATTCGTTCTCGCATTATGTCCTTGTCTTCTGGCCACTTAAGGGCCCATCTATAAGCCCAGCGACTTTCATTAATTCTGTCTCGCATTATGTCCTTGTCTTCTGGGAAGAGAATAGCCCATGCAAAGGCAATACTGCTAGATTCAATATATTTGCATACATTCTGTCTTAAACTAGGATTCTGCCTTGCGTATAAGAGTGCTTGTTTTGGGGTCATTTTTTCCCTGCCTCCATTTCTCACCTCTTAGTTCTTTGTAAGATAAAGCCAAGAAGTGCCTGATACACCTTCTTATCTTTCTTGCAAATCTCTAACATGTCTGGGTCTGGTTCTATATTTTTAATCCACGCAAGAGCCCATTCTGGTTCTGTAATTAGTTTTTTCATTATGTGCTTATCTTCTGGCCACGCTGTAGTCCAAAAGTAAGCCCACTTACTTTCAGTAACTCGATCTCGCATTATGTCCCTATCTTCTGGAAATCTAAGGACCCAGCAATAAGCCCACTCACTTTCAGTAACTCGATCTCGCATTATCTCCTTATCTTCTGACCAGTGGAACGCCCACGAGTATGCCCATTCGCTTTCAGTAATTCTATCCCGTATTATCTCCTTGTCTTCTGGCCACCATAGAGACCACCTAAAAATCCAGTAACCATCAGTAACTCGATCTCGCATTATATGCCTATCTTCTAGCCATTTGAGTGCCCACTTGTAAGCCCACTCACTTTCGTTAATTCTATCTCGCATTATATGCCTATCTTCTAGCCATTTGAGTGCCCACTTGTAAGCCCACTCACTTTCGTTAATTCTATCTCGCATTATCTCTCTGTCTTCTGGCCATTGTTTAACCCATTCAAAAACCCACTTATTCTCAGTAACTCGATCTCGCATTATCTCTCTGTCTTCTGGCCACTCTAGAGTCCATTGTAAGGCGATATAAGAAGATCCAATTTGTTTAGCCAATTCTTTTCTTTTATCGGGATTTTTCTTTGCGTAGGCGAAAATTTCTTTCGAGGTCATCTTTCCTTACTCTCATCTTCCACATAGAACAAGTTCAAGTACTTTTTGGTAGATTTCTTCATCTTTCTTACAAATTTCTATTAGCACTGGGTCTAAGCCCATTCTTTGGAGTAATAGAAAAGCTCTGTATGGATCTTGAATTTGATACTTATCTTCTGGCCATATTTCGAGCCAGTCAATAAGCCAAGTAGAAGTATGAGCAACTACTTGGAACATTATGTTCTTATCTTCTGGCCATAGTTTGGCCCACTCGAGGGCTATCTCTGGATCTTTGATTCTATCCCTTACAATATGTCTATCTTTTGGCCATTCGCGTGCCCACTTGAAAGCCCACTTACTTTCAGTAACTCGATCTCGCATTATGTCCTTATCTTCTGGCCAATGGATGGCCCACCAATAAGCCCACTCACTTTCAGTAATTCTATCACGCATTATCTCCTTGTCTTCTGGCCACTCGAGGGCCCAGCAATAAGCCCACTTGCTTTCAGTAACTCGGCCTCGCATTATATTCTTATCTTTTGGCCAACGTCTAGCCCATTCCAAGGCCCGTCTTGATGTCTTGATCTTATCTCGCATTATCTCCCTGTCTTCTGGCCACCTTCTGGTCCATTGTAAGGCGACATAAGAAGATCGAATATACTTGCATACATTTTGTCTTAAACTAGGATTCTGTTCTGCGTATAACAATGCATCTTTCGAGGTCATCTTTTCCTCCTACTTTCATTTTACAAGAAGAGGGAAGAAAGAAAAACGAAGGCTGGAAGCAATTTTACAACATATAGCATAGATCGAAAAAGAAAAGATACAGGAAAAGAATTTTTCTTTTTCGTTTGCTGTTCTTTTTTTTGTTTTTGGTTAAAGTAGAAGGGGAGAAAGGAAGAGGAGAAGGAAAGCAACGTACAAGGGCTTCGTTACATCCTCTCCTCTTTTTGTATGGCTAAGATTGTTGTGAACTAGTTGTTGTACCTGGAGTTATTGATCCATATCCACTAAAGAACTCATCTTTGGAGATAGCAAAATAGTCGCACATTTTACTAATCGTACTTTTATCCATTCCTAGCAATGGCGCCCGGATTTTCACAGATTTATCTTTGAAGTAACCATTGTTTTTACACATGTCATTCAGGGCTCCGATCCATACCTGGAAACAATCTGGAAAGTTACCTTCGTAATCTTCCCAGTTAGCCCCGTACCAAATTTCGTAACTATCAAATTCTTTGTTAGATTCACAATATGATAGGGCTAAAGACATAAAGACTAGATTCCTTCCAGGAACATGCGCCCAATGATAGTTATATAAAGAGGGCTCGCCGGTTGTTAGGGCACTTCTAGCTAAGGCATTCAAATCAACACGCACCTCTACATAAGGAACTTGATGCTTGGTCAGGATTCTTCGGGCTACCTGTAATTCTTCTTGCATTAGTTGACCATAGTCAAACAGGAGACAGTGAATCGTTGTGTCACTCGAATATATAGACTTTGCAATTTCAAGAAGCAACCTAGAGTCTTGTCCGCCGCTGTATAGAATTACTAGAAGCTTTCTCATCTTTCCTCCCATCTGTTAGTTATATCTTTGGAAATAGATACTAACCATTCAAATTCTTGTTTTGTTAGTCGTCCTAGCTTAGTTAGATTCCAGCTCCCATCTGATCTTTTAAGATAGTATCTTTCTAAACTAAGTTTAACCTCCCCTCCAGCATAGCTTCTTAGACTGGCTACAAGTTTCTTATCTGTTTTTTGATTGAAAATCCATTCACACTTGGTTATATCTTTTTCTGAGTTATACATATATGCTGTCTCTCCTTTCTTCGATATCTTTAAGAAAAGGAAGGTTAGAATCTTTCTCTGATACAATCCAGAAACTAGGTGGAGGAACTTGAATATGGCTTGGGATAGCATTCCAGATTTTAATTTCTGGATCTAGATAGTTTATACCTCTATCTCTTTCTGGATTGTAAAACTCAGTAACTTTGTAATGAACGATTGCTATCTTGCTTATTACTAAGAAACCATGAGCAAAGCCTGGGGGAATATAGACTTGTGTACCATTTGAGCTGGATAAGATCCAGGATGATATTCTTTTATATGTTGGACTAGAAGGTCTAATATCAACTGCGAAATCTAGAATTTCTCCTTTTAAGCAAGTTACAAGTTTACCTTGGGGAGAAATAACTTGATAATGCAATCCCCGAAAGACCCACTGTTTTGATTCCGATACATTATCTTGAACGAAACTAATAGAAGGGAAAGAACTAGATCTAAAGATCTCCGCAAACCACCCACGAGAATCTGGAAATCTTTTCCACGTTATCGTGAGCACGTCTGGGAGGACACTATCTTCTTTTATCTTTATAGATCTAGTTCTTTCCATTGGTTACCCTACGAACCAGATGATGGACTAGACGTTGAGGTGCCTGTCGTTTGAGACGTTGGTTTTGCTAAAAGCAACTCTTGGACTCTTTTTGTTGCTTCCTGGTCCAATTGCTTTAACTCTTCGGAATAAAACGATAAGCATTCAGAATATACTTGGAGTTTTTGTCTGAGATGGTCTAGGGCCTTAAATCTCGTAGCAAGCATTCGATCTTGATTCTTTACATCACTTTTCTCGAGGACCTCTTTTAGAGAAGTTATGGCTGACTCCATCTCCTCTTCTATTTTCTTTTTTACCTCATAGTACACAGCTCTGATATTCCCAGTTGAGGTAATGAGAGGAATTGTTGAGATAACCTGCGGATTAGAAAAGATTTCGTTCATTGTTTTCTTTAGATTTCGAATGAGTTCTCTATTTTTGGGTATAAAGTAAAGACCTCCCCTATCTCTAAGTTCGTATCCATAAGAATTAGAAATCAGATTAATAAGGGCTCTGGAAACATCGTAGCTCGTTATATTTCCTTCTAGGTTTTCCATCTCCGTTTTAATGTGATTAACAATCGCATCATTATGGTTTGCTAGAATTTTCTTCTGTTGTTTATCAAAGATAATAATATTGTATCTAGAGATATCTGTCTCGGTAGCATCGTTTCCCTTCTCAAGCTTTGCTATTATGTATACGATTCGATTTGTATTTTCAACTTGCTTACAAACAATATTGGTGCCTAGACTCTTAGCATATGTCTCCAAAGACGCCATGATTCGAAGAAAATTTGTGGATGATTTGGGCGGAGAAATTGATAGTTTTTGCCCAAGGTTCTTGTTCCATATATCTTGGAACTTTTCAAACGAACATGTAAATGCTGAGGGAAGAGACCACCAAACTATATGCCCAAAAATGTTTAGTTGTTTTTCTTCTTCATATTCTGCTTGGATTGCTACAACCTTTTCTGTGTCAAGCATTGTCGCCATGTTTTTTCTCCTTCTTTATCTTTTCGTATATTCGTAGTTCCGATTTGGCTTCTTCATCCCACTCACCAGGTGCATTTTTCTCAATTTGTAAAGCATATTCAAGCGCTTCCTTATTCGTTGGATCGAATTCACAGACTACCTCAAAGTAATACCCAAAATCGTGGGGTATTCGCTTAACTGTAAATCTAATTCCATATTTCTCATGATCTGGAAAGTGTCTTCGAAGCATATTTGCCCATGCTCTACATTCCGTGAGAGCTTTGATTTGGTAATCGTCGTCTATTGTTTGGACCGGATTTTCGTTATGTGGAGCTGGCCCTAGATAAATGATCATGTTCGTCTTTTCCCTCCTCTTCTTGGAATAAGCAACTCGTTTTTCGAAAGACATACATTGTTTGGAGAGCAGCGAGTTCGTTTCTAGTTGGAGCGTAAGGAATTTTTCTGAGTTTCATATGGGCTTCTTCGGGGGTTCTATTCCCTTTCTTCTCGTTACAAGAATAACAACAAGTTACCACATTTTCGAAAATAGTTCTTCCACCTCTTGATACTGGTATTACATGGTCGATTGTTAAATTAGATCCGCTTGAGCAATACACACATTTGAAACCATCTCGAATCATAACGTTGAGTTTAGTGAGTTTTGCCTTTCTCCTAGTAAGTTTAACCTTAACTAATTTCAACAAACGGATAACTTTTGGAATTGAAATAATTAGTTGATTGCTTGAGCGGATAATTCTATTACTGGCAACAACGATATCGGCTTTCTTTAACAGGAGCAACTTAATGGCTTTCTTCCAGCAAATGGTAGCAAGAAATGTGTAATCTAAATTCAAAAGGATTGTGTTATCTCCTTCTACCATTGGTCTATCAACTCCAATTTCGAAGTAATATTTTGTTTTTGTTAGTCAAGGTCTTATAATTTTGATAAATGTTCCTTTAGCTCGGATAGATTAAATGTCTTCTTACTCAAGATTTTACTTAGTTTCTTTTTCCAATCTATTATCTCTTCTTTCTCCTTTAGTAATTCAAAGAAATCTGCTTCGATCTTTTCACATTTTTGAGTTAGGTCTTGTATTTGTTTGTCTCTTTCGTATATACTCCTTTCTAGATTTGCTATCGTGCTTTTTAGTTGGAATATCTTGTCAAATAGAGCATCAAGAAGAATATCTGCCGTTAGAAACTGATAAATATCCCTCGTATTAGGAAGATTCTTAGTTTGTTCTTCTTGAGGGGGAAGACTTGTTTTTGGTTCTTCTGTCGTTCCTATTCTGGGTTCACTGGGAGTAAAAATCTTGTATCTTCTAGCTGTGTCTAGGATTACCTTAAATGAAGGATTCTTTACAAATAGGCATCTTTTCCTGGGTCCTCTGTGTGTTACATCCGTAATGGTTTTTACGGAAATATAGTTCTTTTCGATATACTCTTTTAGGAGAAGCTTCCCAGACCACCTTCGAAAGTTCTTTTGAAATTCTGGGGGGATTTTCTCATGAATTTCTCTAGTGGTAAATTCGTTAGGCAATTTTGGTAGTACTTCTGCTAGTATAGACAGTCTGGTTTGAGGTTTCGCTTTGTTCATACTTTGTTATCTCCTTTCTTCTTTCAAGTTTCATTCCTTATGGTACTTTAAAATCAGTTCGAAATTTCAAGTGTGTTACTAGCAGATATTGCAACTATGGATCTAGATCTTCTTAGTCTGTATCACTACTCGTTTATACGATCACCAGGATTCGTATCATTTTAAGATAGTTTGAATCTTATCTAAAAAGATCATACGTTTATGAGATTTTCTTTTTGACTGACCCGTTTGTTTGTTACTCATTCATATTATTTCTTTAATCTTCTATCGCAGTTACTTTCCCACCTTGCCAAGGCCCAGTGTATAGAAGAGGTATTCCAGATACCTTATGAAATGTGATAGATGCGATCCTAGCTTTTCTTTCTAGGATCAAAACTCTATGGACCTGGAGACCAAATGTAAGCTTGCCTTGGTAATTTGGACTAATAATGGAAGTGAGAAGAATTGCTCCGCTTCTAAACAAAGTAGTTCTCGTCCGAATATCTCCAACGAGGTCGATATGATTGTTAATCCACTCAATGGTTTGGACTAAGTAGTAACCAGGATGGAGACGCACAGTATCGTCTGAATCAAATGAGACCTCACTTTCAGCAGGAACGAATCTTCTCTTAATTCCCAAGTAAGCAGGTTTGTCACTCTGAGGAGGCAAATAAAAGACACGATCTAGTTTGACATCAATTGATACCCCTTCTATATGAACTGGTTCTGGACTTACAATAAGAGGAACTATTCGACATGTACCATTCTCAACCACGATACCTCCAGCATTAATTCTTTCCCCTAGCTCATTTGCACCAAGGATCATCTTTCCTCCTTTCTTTGAGCTATGCATCTAAGATATATATCTTTATTATCAAAACTGAAATGGGGATCAATGGATTGGACTTGGAAATGATTCTCAAGTTCTACATAGTATCTGATAAGAGAAGGAGTCCAAATAGATTTGTGCATATCCAGCGGAGATCCATCATGGGGATATATTTCTGTGGTTAAAGTAATGTATGTTCTCATGAATTCCAAAGGAGATAGCCTCTCAAAATTTTCATCTAAGTAGATTAGTTTCTTATACAATTCTATATGGTTGGGAACGATAATATCTAGAATCGCGTTATTGTTACAAACTTTTGAAATTAGATACAATAAGAAATCTAGTTCTCGAAATGAGATATGTTCAAGGACTCTATAACAAATTACGTAATCAAATTTTATTGTTGTTTGTTGCAAGTAGGTAACGATATCTTTTGAAACTAATTTTACATACTTGGGTACTTCGAGCTCTGGTGCATTGGGGCTTCCATATGATAGATCAACACATATAATTTGTAAATCTTCGTAAGAATCGAGAAAGCTTCTTAGGTTACTCGGCAAGAACTCTGATCCAGCTCCCAGATTTAGAACCCGGAATTTTTCTAGAGGTTTGTTTCTTCTCGCTATTTCCTCTGGAGAGATAGACTTAGCGCACTTAGGGCAGTATCTCCAACCAGCTGCTTTACATGTATCGCAAAGGGGAGCAGATTGTGGATCTTCTATTTCTCTATTGCACACCGCACAGAGTTTATCTTTCGACATATCTCTTCGAACCTCGAAAGTTTTCTACTAAAGACTCTGTACAATCTTTGATAATCTGGAAAAGATTGAGTTCAATTGTTTTAGTTCTGTTATCCTGATGCTTCTATCATTGGAATAATTCTGGTTCCATGGTCTAGACATAATAATGGCAAAGTTGTTAGGGTCTGCTTGAATGAAAGAATCTAGATACTTGGGATTATCTTCCACAAGAACATTTAAGGAAAGTGCGTTTACGATTGATGCTTTATCTCCTTCTTTATGACGACTAGAAAGAACCAAACATTTTCCTAGACCGTATTCCTTTAGCCACTTATTCACAGGTCCAATGTAGGACCTGGAAGTGACAATCACAGGAATATAACTAGCTGAGATAATATTTCGGACGTAATCAATATTTTCTTCGTATGGTTTAGAAGAAGAGGTTTCTTGTAGGGCAGTATCAATAATTTTATCATACGTGGAAGAATCAATTTCAGAGAACCAGTTGGTAAAATAGAAATCTTTTGGTGGTTCATCTGGAATGTTAACATTAAACTTTTTACAAACTTCTCGAACGGTGCTAGCAAAATCCAAAAGAACCCCATCGAAGTCAAAGCATACGGGAAAAAATTTGGAATGTTTCATTTTTGATATCTAGCTCCTTTCTAACATATCCATCCATGAAAAGAACTCGCTCAGAATAGAGTCTACAAAGGGCTTAGCGTATGTTTTATAATACCACCACTTATCGATGTTAGATATATGTATAGCAGAACTAGAATCTTGGCTAATTAGATCTTTGCTAATTGCTATTCTGGTTCCTCCTTCAATAACAAGGTCGACTTTATTGTCTGATCTAGGAATCATGAAGAAAGTTATATCTTCGTTTCCCAAGATCTTTTCTATAATCATATGAGTTGAGTTAAGAATATTCGTCGTTATGGAAAAATCAATATCTGCAAATAAATCTAGAACTTTTTGCATTGCATCATAGACTTTTATGCCTTTAACAACAACCTTCTCGTTTCTAGGAGTTTTCTTCTGGTCAATAACTCCTAGATACATTCTTCTGCTAGGAGAAAGAATAAGAACTCGAAACGCATAATCAATTTTTAAGATAACAGGAGAGAGATTTGTAGTGAATTGAAGGGGCCTAGTACATATGAATCCATCAAAACTTCTTGCAATGATTTCATCTTCTTGAACATTGTTTATCTTTTGGTAGTATTGGAGAGCATTTCTAACTGCTAGTTGGATCTTTTTCACAAGACCTGGATTTTTCTTTTCTAGTAATCCAATTTGAATTAACCTATGTTTCTTATCCAAGTTATCTAATTGAGATACATCGTATCCTAAGGCTTTTAGAATATTGTAATTGCAGGATTGGATATCATAGTAATAACAATCAGAATGGATTAGAAGATAAGGCGAGTTAATTCTCACTTCATTCATTCTCCTTATTGAAAAGAGAGAGGAGAGAGAGTTAGTTTCTCTCATCTCTCTTTTTCAAATAATTCTATTTCAAAAAGATAGATGCTACCATATCTACAACCAGAATATGGTTAACATCTTTGCTCTTAAGCTGATTGCTTGCGAGATCTATAAGATTTTCTCTTAGTGTTTTAGTTAGATCCAATCTAGAAAGGAGATGTCCGTATTTTGTTTTAAGCACATTGTGCATTTCCACATCGCCAGACAGAAGATCCATTGTTACAGCATTAAGTCGATTTATCTGGCTCTCACTGGGATCAGCAAATCGAAGATCAATGTCAGGCTTAATCTTAAAAGTCACCGGCTGGTGATAGCAGATATAATTGCCTTCCAGTTCAATTAGAGGAGAATGTATAATTTTGTTAGGTAGAATGTAGGACCTAATGCACATGTTATCTGACTTTTTCGTTATAATATGAAAGTTCCGATCTCCAAGTGCCTTGAAAAAGCAACACGGATAATCTGGAACCATGATCTCATCCGTTCTCTTAATGAAGAACACCTCTTTCTTCCCGGCTTTTTGGATTGTGAAAATTACACAGCTTCTAGGATCAATTCCAGGAATCTCAAATTTTACAAGCTTAATTTCTTTATCTGGAGGAAGGTTTCCTCCACTTAGCAATACTTGGGACTTAATCCAATCATAGAACGAAGTGCATTTAATAGGCGATACATTCTGTTCTACCACCATCTCTAGTCCCTCCTCTTGGTTTTCTGATATCGAACTAAGTTGCTCTTCTATAATTTCCGTTTCTATTTTTGAGGTCTCGTCATTGCTTAACTGGTTGGTAGGTGTTGTGATGGTTCTTTCGGGTTGATTCTGGGTTTCTGCCATCTTCTTCACTAGGCTTGACAAATCTACCATCGTCCTTCCTCCTTCTTCTTTTTTCTTTCTTCGTGATATCATAATAGCATGTTCAATAGAAATTCGCTCCTAACTTTGGGACTAGAGGCGATAGATGCCACTGCAGTACTTTTATGAATTGATTCTTCGTGTCTACATACTACCACCCAATCTTTGATCCTAGAATCTGATTTCAGTGTGTTGCTAATTGATCGAACGGAATCTTCTACAAATTGGCAATTTTGTTTTGCAATCTTTGAAATCATGTACTCATCGATCCTTGTTACGATAGGATATGTGGTAGTTACGACAGATTGCTCAACCGCTTGAACCAAGTCCTCTAACCAAACGATATTAGGTAGATTTATATGAGCCCAGACTGTAGCGAAAGATCTTTGCGCATGAGGAAATCCCTTCTCGCCCATCTCACATAACTCTGCCGAACATGGGCAATAAGATGCGTATTGAACGGTAACTCCTTCATAGAAATCAAACTGGTCTCCTCCCTCTAGCACCCCCGTAAACCAGCAAGGGTAGAATTCTGGAAAAACATGCCCTGAGACAGGAGATGACTTGTAATATGGTAAATGAAAACGAAACGTTAACGAGAACTTTCTTGCCGAAGGATTGACCTTGGTCTGAAATTCTTGAAGTATTTCTCTAATAAGATGGTTTTTGAGCGGCTTTTCTAAAAAAGGTTCAATCGTTCGCAAAAAACGAGACATAGAAATTCCCCTGGTATCTTTGTCCAGATCTGATGTCATGGTAACATTCGCCAATAAGTTTACTTGTTTTCCAAACTTTGTATATAAGCTAAACATAAGATTTACATCTGAGACTCCAACATGATCAATTTCAAGCCTATAGTTTGGTTTGGTCGATTCTTGCACATCTGGAAGATCTTCTTTAGTTTTGTCACATACTAGCATTAGAATCTATCTCCCTCCCCCTTTGGTTTTCTATTTTTCCTTTGCTAGTAACCACCAAGAAAGATTAAATCCACTATCTTTTCTATGTATATGAACTCGAAAATCACAACCAAATGCTTCTAGCAACTCATTGTAAGCCTCCTGAAAAGTACCTAACTCTGGAGTCAAAAGAGGAAGCATTTTTCTAGAAATTTCATGTTCCAATCCAGACCCAGTGCCAAGTTTCTCTCCAAATTGTGTCGCTATCTTAAAACGATAATAAGCAGAGAAAATTCGATTCTCAAAGGTATCTTCACTAAGCAAGAAAATAGATTCTGTTTGGGGCGATGTATCTATGTAAGGATATTTTCTAATATCAAATAAGAGACAGGTAGCAATAAGATCCATTACCGCCCACTGGAATAATCTGAATTGAGCAATCTGCTTGTCTGAGCTACCGTTAATTTCTTGTGGATATGTTTCGTATCTACAATCTAGTTGCTCAACTAAAAGCATTAGCATAATAGATTTACAAATACTCAAGGTAGAAACTTCGGATAGCAACTTAGGGACATAAAGTATATGTCCTTGTTCTAGATCAGAACTAAATGTGATAATATTGCCATCATATTTCTTGGGTATGACTGGCATTACTAGATCATCTTTAAGATTAAACAAGAAGCGAGTTTCCTCTGGAATATTTGCACTAATATAAAGATCTGTTTCTATCTGTTCCGCGCTCATGGTTGAACCCCTAACACTTTTAGATAGCCTTCTAGAAGACGAAGGCTTTCCGGTTTTTGATCTTCCGGTATCGTAAACTCATCTTCGTTGTCTCCTCCTTGGATGGTTTCATATAGCCATTTGTTCTTTAGATCAATAGCATCAGACTTTATTGTTAGACATTCTCTAAGGTTGGAAATTCCATCCATGGCAATCATTGCTCGAACTTCCATCTCTCCCAATCTTTGACCACCACCTTTGCTTCTCCCAGACGTAGGTTGGAGGGTTTTCCTGACATATGACCCCACGCATCGAGCTGACAACTTTGTTTCTGCCATGTGGATAACCTTTAACCAATAACAATAACCCACAGCAATAGGATTATCGAAGTAAGATCCAAGCTTTGGATCATAAACAGGATACTCAAATTTGCTCCTGGTATATTTCATTGCTTTTGTTAGGTTCTTATAAGAGGTGGTTCGAAAGGGTGGTTCTATGATAACTAAAGAATCAATAAGATCAGCATCCAGGGATCTGCTATCAAGAAGTTCTTGGATATGATCAACGACAAATTTTTCCGGGGTTTCATCTACGATGGAATAAAATTTTAGAATGTACTTTTTGATTGATTCTGGGTTGATCCCTTTTTCTAACATTCGTTTTGCTCTTTGTTTTAGCTCATATAGAGCCATACCAAGATGCAATTCAAAAAGCTGACCAATGTTCATCCTTGAGATAATTCCTAGAGGATTAATAATGATGTCCAGTTTTCTTCCGTCCGGAAGTTGTGGGGTTTCGTCTTCGGATATAATTGTAGATATGACGCCTTTGTTTCCATGACGGTTTACCAACTTGTCTCCCACAGAAATTTCCCTAAAGAATATCGCCTTGAGTTCTACAAGGAGACCATCTAATTTCTCTCCTTTGATTCTATAATCTAGTTTGCCTTTGCTTGGTAACCCAGTGAGCAGAGGATGGATCTTAGAGACCTCTTTAATTTCTTCTTTAGATACAATGTTCTTCAGTTCTTTTTCGATTCTAGATCGGTCTTTCTTTTGCTTTGCAATTTGAGTTTGGACCCAGAAATCGTATTCTGGAATACTTTTATTCCAACTATTGGCATAGATTCTTCTATGATAAATCATAATTTGCTTTGGAAAAGACAAGTTCTTATCTTCCTGAAATATCTTATTGAATTGCATAGGATTCTTAGGGATAACTTTCATCTTAGCATACGGTTGGTTTGGTTTTAGAGCCTCTCCTAGATCAGGAATTGGTTTGTACTCATCTTCAACCAGAGATAGAAGTGTAGCATTTTCCGGAACGATAAAAGATAGATCCACGCAATGAACGGATTTCAATTTATTTTCTTTAACTACCTTCTCAGAAATAACAATGGCATCTTCGTAATTATAACCATAATAGATGGCAATTCCTGTCAGTAGGTTCTTTCCTAAACAAATCGTTCTGTTCTTTAAGAAGTTGCTTTCTGCAATTATGTCGTCTTTCTTAACTCGGTCTCCGACTCTGACTTTGATATCCATGTAATCTATACATTCAGAATATGTATTTCTTGGTGCAACATCAATGATATCTAACTCCCCGGTATCATATCTAACCAGAACGATATAATTATCTACGTAGATAACTTCTCCATCTCCCTTGCTTAGTTTTAGGTAAGATGTATAATGCGAATAATTTGTTTCACACCCAGTTTGGATAAATGCTGGCTCCGGTTCTAGGAGCATAATAGCTTGTCTCATTTGAGAACTTGCCATCTGGAGCCTAGTTTGGTCATTTTTATCTAAGAATGGAACCATAGATACCGTGATTGAGATTGATTGGTTACAGGGTTTTGATAGTTGTCTCTTCTCATCAAATTGAACTTTATTACAAAAACTTTGAACAATTCCACAATTATCTCTATCAGGAGTATCTACGGGACAAACTCGTCCAAACATTGAGTCATGAATGTCTCGAACTTCTTTTGGAACACTAATCCTTCTATATGCCAATGGACCAATAACTGAAAAGCGAGTTAGTTCAGAAAGTTCATAAATTGGATTATAGAATGTATCACTTTGAATAATCTCACTTACATTACATTCAGAAATGATATGACTCGAGTTAACTGAGAATTTAGGTTTGTCAGTTTTTCGATTCGTTAAGCAAAACTGGAAAATGTTATTTGCAATGGGGGCTGTAATAAAGTATTCTATTCCTCGGATTCTTTTATTTTCGAAATTAAGGTGGTCTATAACTGGCCATCCGTTCTTGAGATGCTCGATAATGTGCTCCATAATTGACCCATTCTTAAAGAATGGTCGATTGTATAGATCAATTCTCAGGGCTGTGTTAAGAGCATAGATAATATTTTCCCCCTTATCTTGGGCATTGTACTTAGTATAGTGCCTCCCAATGTCTTTAAGCAATAATTCGTAGTCCCCATTAGAATCTTCATAGTATGCTTTTAGTTCATCTATGAACTGAGTATATAATTCGTTTCCTGATTGGTCGTAGTTATCGATAAGATCTTTCGCCTTCTCATAACCCATCCACGCTAAAGAGAGAAGGCTCAGGGGAATACTTTTGCCAAAGATAAGTACACTGCTTGGTGTTGCTTGTATTTGCAGCGTATTTGTAACTATCCATAGAGTATTGCCTTTTGTAATGGTAGGTACATCTACTAACTGAAATCTTGGTAGTTTTCTTTTTCCATTTACTATGAGATAGTTATTATCTACTAGTTTGGGAATTGTCACTGAAAGATTAATTGTCGCGCCTCTTCCTTCTAAAATAATTACAAGGTTACTTTTCTTAGTCGGTGCTAATTCTATAAAGGTTTCCCTTGGTTCTTTGATATCCAGTTCTCTAATTGTATATCCTAGTTCTTCGCATGGAATAAGCATTTCTCTAACATCATCAAGGATCTTGTTATAATCATACTGCTTTAAATAGTATGTGGTTATCTCACCATCGAAAATAGGATCTTTTACTCCCATCTCCCCTCCTTCCTTAGCGCTCTTCTCTCATATTGAAGAACAAAACCTGGTCAACAACTCCATGATATCCTCTCGAACTGGTCAAACTCTTAATGATATGTAAAGATGGTCGAGAAAATGCTAGACCCAACAAGTACGATTCTTTGCTAGGAATTTTCTGGATACTAATTAATGACATTGGTACATTGTCTCGATCTGGGAGTGTTCGCCACTTAGTTTCTCCGGCCCAAGCCATTTGGCATACTACACACTCAAAATGGATTAGGAGCAACTTTCTTCTAGATACATAGATGGAAAACAATTTCTTAACTACTTGGGCAGGAGTGAAGTTATCTGGATGGTGCAATATATACGATATCGCTGGTAGTTCAGACGCTATATCATATTGCCTAACCTTCTCAGAAGATTCTTTCTTAGAACCTCGAATATTAGCAACTCCGCTGGTATGGAATGTTCTAAGAATTAGCTGAGTATTGCACTCGCCCAGAGATTGAGCGGCGATTGCTCCAATATAAGGGCTGTGTAATTTGCTTGCTAAGGTCCCGTAGCAAGTCTTGCAAATTTTGAGAGATTTACAATAGATTGGTGATCGAAGATAGATTGTTTTTCCTACGATGTCTGGTAGTCTGTCTCTAGTAACTTCTAACAAGTTGACATCTGAAAGAGAGAACTTGAAGAATCTTCCAATCAAAGAGCTAGCTAACTCATTAGAATCAATAGAAAGCTCCAAGTAATCATTTGTCCCGCAGTCATCCAAATTCAGATCTAGTTCTAGATTGATACAAGCAAAGTCCAATTGCCTACTTAGATAACCTGAGTTACCAGTATTTAAAGCAACGTCTAAAAGCCCCTTTCGAACACCGTACGTTGATGTGAAGAATTCTTCTGGAGATAATCCTTCAGTTAGGCACTTGACTACGGGTCTCTCAACAATCTCACCAGCAAAATTAGATACATACCCTCGACTCAAGATTAACTGGCGGGCTTGTTCCCAGCTTCCTCGACTTCCAGAATCTATAATAGATGAGTAAGGAAAGATGTCTTGAATTTTTTGTTTTATTTCGTTGCTTTGTAGGGCTTGAAGTTGAGCTGAGATTACTTCCGAAGAGTTTGCTTGGTGTTGCAAATTAGTTCCATAGATTGAATCTCGAATTGGTACTAAATCTGAGTAATTGAACCCTTTGAGAGACATAGTTGTACCATTCTTGGTACTAACAAAAAATCCTAGGTCTTTACTGCGTTCTAATACATCTACTACAACTTCTGGGGGATAGCTATTTTTAAGAGCGTCTAGGATTTGGAGGAGTTTCTTCTTGGTAATAGGCTCATTAACAAGGGGAAAATCTGGAGGGAGAATTTGATTGAACTTTGCTCGACCCTCAGTTATATTCTCCCCTTTACAAAGAACTTTGTTGCCATCTTCATTCTTCGTTAGAAGGAATAGACCAAGAACAATGTCTTGATTGGGAACAAATGAGATTGAATCATCTGCTGGATTTTGAATATTAGCGAAGCATGAAAATTTAGTTTCAACCTCCTTTTTGGATTCTTTTAGAACTGGGGCATAGATCGCCATCTGGTCCCCATCAAAGTCAGCATTATACGGATTGCAAACAAGGGGATGAATCTTAATAACTGGCTCTTTATGAACTTTGATCTTAAATCCAAGGATACTTAGGCGATGTAAACTAGGTTGGCGATTTAGTAGAACGTACTCGCCCTCTGCCAATTGTTGGCATATTGGAAAGAGAGAAGTATCGTTTTTAGCAATACATTCATCAATTAGATCTAGGGCTAAATTTAGGTTGCTCGATTTGCCCTTATGATATAAGAATTTTGCAACCTTCAATTTCCATATTTCTAAGAATACTAAGTAGGGAATGGAACAAGTTCCAAATTCTAGAGTTGGATCTGGGACAATGACACATCTTCCAGAAAAATCAATTCTTTTACCAAGGATATTATTTCTAATGATGCCTTTCTTCTTCGATAATTTTGTTAGAATATTTCGATATAAGGCGAAATATGCTTTCTGTAACTTATTGAAGTACTGGCGATATAGTTTTGGATCGTTTCTTATATTGACAATTGTGGACGAAATGGCTTCCTTGGTGGTTAGAATTGATAGGTAATGCTGGTTAATTTCATCTAAGACTTGGTTCCTAACTGACCCTACAAACATAATTGGTCGAAGTTCTGGAGGGAGGACTATGACCTTATCTACGAATAGTTTGTCTAGATTTTTGGTGACTTTTTGAAATAGGGAACTATGCTCAGCGTATGAAGGAGAGAAAATAAACTGGACTAATTTGTAAATCGCCTCCAGGTGTTCGTAATATGTTACACCAGGTGGAACAAGACTTTTCTGAGTAACAACGTAAGAATCTTCATCTTCCGCATATAAGACATAATCTTCCTTATAAAGCAACGTATCAATATTCTTTGAGATTCTGGTTCCTACTAGGTTTTTGATCCAATCGTAGAAAACTGGATTAACCACTTTGAAGGGAAGAGTTATTTTTGCAAATCTTTTTCTCCTTTCGTCGGAGGATACAATATCTACTCCGCAAGCTGGACATTGCTTGCCTTCATGTGCGGCAGTGTAGAAAATCCCGCATTGGCAGGTGTAGCTAGTTACTGGGCCGAAGATTTGCTCCGAAAAAAGACCTCTAGGACTGAACTTGTTCTTTTGAATAAATTGTGCTGTCTCGACTTCTGGTAGATCTGAACAAAAGGTATCGATATCAAGAAGATCCATCTTCCCTCCTCTCCTATGCATGAGTTTATAGACATTCCCTCAAATCAAAGTACGTTTCTGAATAAGAAGAGGAACTTCTTGCTTTCTAGCCCTTCCCACATTGCGAGGATATTATAATATACCCCTGTACAAAAATCAAGTGGTTTCACCTTGCTTTTTCTTTTTTTTTGGTTAGAAATTTGGTTATCTTAGACGAGATCTTGATTAGTGCTGGCTTCATTGTAGGTTCGATTCTAGCAGTAATCGGCGAAGGGTTCGTTTGGGAAGGAGGAAGGGCCAGAAAAATGTTCGGAGAAATGAACTTGGTAGAAGTTAAAGATGGGATCTTTGGTTGAGGAACTTTCTTTATCCCAGACTTTCTTAACATCTTTCTTATTTCGGATTCAAATAATTGAAATGGTTTCCATCTGGTCCCTTCGTATAACAAAATATCCTCTAAAGGGATTCTATCTAGCTGGTTCAATTCTAAAATATAGTATGTTTCTAGCGTTGAGCAAACATCTAGTACTGCTTCGAATGAGAATCTTCGATTGGTACAAATGCTTCCTTCTAGTGTCCCATCATGGGAACAATTTGGATGGGGCGTATTTCTTACTACAACTCTTTGAATGATCTGAGTTCTTTCGTCGAAATAGAACTCAACCCTTCTTACTACCAGATTTGGATTGACTCGAATATAGAACATGTACTTCGAATTTAGAACAAGACGACTAGGAACAATTTGCCGGTGACATATGTATTGTGCGAGGTTCATGCTTGCATCCTCGTAGGAATAATGTGGATTACTGTTTGTCCTTTACTTCTTAGAATTTCTGTAAAATACATACCATTTTCTTCCTGTTCTTCCTCCTTATCATCGCACAGTTCTGGAAAGTACTTTCTTAAAATTCTTTGAATTGGTAGAGATATATCTTTACAGCTTATATCTTTTTCTTTACCTAGATATCGAATTGGAATTGTATCTTTCTTTTCAAGGAACAAGTTAGAAGGGATTTGCCTCGATGCTAGAAAATCCATTTCTGATGGTTTTAAACTTAGCATAATAGGATATGTTAGAATAGTATATGTTCTTGAAACAATGAGTCCCACTATAAACCTAGCAGCTAGTTTTGCGAGATTCTTTTTTACACAGCTCGAACTAGAAAAGTTTAAGAATGCACCCAGTAGATTTGACTCACTGACGTTCTTTCTTAACGTCTTTCTATCTATAATTATAAGAGAGTCTCCAAGAATCGCGGCTTTAAAATGAACATTTGGGAAAGAAGAAGTCGAATCAGAGCAATCGATTACAATATCTCCTTTCTTAACGGAAACGTATTCCGTTGGATATCGTTCCTGAATTCCAACGACTTTCTTTAATCGACATAGCAGGCTGGTTACTTTTGGTTGACCAACGTTAGATTCTTTGTAGTAGGAATTAACCAGGTTCTTTGTTTCGACAAGATCTGGATCATAGACAACTATCTGGTGGATAGATTCTTCCTCGTCTAGGTACTTGCTCAGCCAACTCCCCAAACAACCAGCCCCTATGAGGTGGACGACTAGCCCCTTTTTCTTGGTGGCCGGTTGTCTCATTTACTTTCCGCCTCCTGTTCTACCAGATTTGAATATACTTCATACAAAGATTCTAGTACTGAATAAAGTGAGGAATTATTCAAATCAAAAGATTGAATAGTTAGAATTCTGGGGGGTAAATCTCCCCCCTGCTTAATTACCTTCTGCAAGGTTGCAATAAAGGTACTTCCAAAATCTATGTCCAAAGTCAAGTAGGTTTGGACTCCTAGTTTTGGATCATCTTTCACTAGAAGTACAAGAATAGACACAGAACTTTTCTTAAAGAATTCTGGAATTTCAAAAGGTTGGTCCCTTTGGATTAGATCACAGATACGAACTGCGGATTCTAGAAGACTTAGGTTTGGATCTAGAACAGTCGAAGAAATGTAATCTGTGAAAGGTTTCGCTTGCATACTGACCAAATCTCCTTTCTCTAGATATATCAGTCTTAAAGTTGCAAGTACGTGTCGGCTTCAAATTCTTGAATATGCCTATGACTGATTACAATGGTGGTCTTTTCCTTAGATATTTGCCTGAGTAGCTTAGATACTAGCCTTATATTCTCGTCATCGAGAGCATCAAAAACTTCGTCTAAAAGAAGAAGATTAAACTTAACATTTTGAATTCTTTCATTTAGTTCAATAAGAGTTAGAAGAATACAAATATCAATTAGTCTTTCCTGCCCACCTGACAATTGGACTCGGTCATTGGCAAGATTAATCTTATCAAGAACTCTGATATTAATCTTATCTCTAAGTTCCCCAGAGGCCGTCTCTGAGACCGTATCGAAACTAATAGAATAACGCCCACCAGTTAAATCGAATAGGTACTTTTGGACTGTGGAATTCATGAAGGGAATAGAATCGTCTATTAGCATACTTGGAATTCCAGTTGGAGAGAACCCCTTTTTCCAGAACTCGAGAATTTGGATTTGGTTAGATATTGAGGGGATTTCTTGTTTTAGTTTTTCAATTTGGTCTTCGATGGAGGGAATTCTATGATTTTGGAGTTGAATTATAGAATCGTAAGATGGGAAAGTCTCAGATTCGGTTTTCTTCAATAAGGCTTCTTGGATAGAAATTTGAGTTTCAATTTCCTCAATGTATTGAAGTGTCTTTTTGCACTGATCTAAAAGTCTCCTTAGATTTTCTACCTCTTGTCTTTTCTGGTTAATTTGGGAGAGATGAGTTCTTTCTAATTCTTCCCTTTCATTACTAATCTCTCTTATTCTCAACTCAAGCCTCTCTTGTGCTCTTTCTAGTTGAGAACTTTCTCGTGATTTGATTTCTTTCTTCTTTTCTTCTAGTACCCGAATCTCGTTTCTTATTTGTTCCATTTTAGAGAGTTCTATTCTGAGAGATTGTATCTTGTTTCTTTGTTTTTCTAACTTCTCATCAATTTCCTTCTTCTTCAATTGGATTTCTTGGAGTTGAGATATAAGATCTTGTATTTCTCTCTCTTTCTCTTGAATTCTTATATCTGTGATTCCTTCTGGAATAATTTGGTTGCAATAAGGACATGGAGCATTTTCTTTGGACTTTAGTTCGAGGAATCGTTTCTTTTCTTCATCTTTATGATTTCTTTGAGTGGTGAGTTTCACAATCTCGGAATTAATTTTCTCTGCTTCTTTTCGAAGAAGCTCAGTATCTTTCTCAACACTTTCAATTTCGAATAGAACCTCTTTTTGATATTCTTGTATTAAAGATTGTATCTTAGAATCTAATTCTTGAATCTTGTCTTTCGTTTGTAACTTAATAGAAGATACATACTGATTGTACTTATTTGTAATTTCTGATTCTTTTTGTTTTGCTTCTGCTCGAATTCTAGATAATCTTTCCGACTCAAGATTAATTTCATTTTGTTTATCTTGAAAAGCAGAATTTAAAGACTCGAATTCCCTTGTAGTTGCATCTTTATCATACTGGGCTAGAAGATTTCGTAGTTCCAGTATCTTATTTGTAATATTACTTAATCTTATTTGCTTATCTTTTTGAAAAGAATCGTATTCCAATTGTAAAGATTCAAGTTGTGTTCTACATTCTTTTAGTACTTGCTCCAAGGTATGAATCTCAGACATAATAGATTGGTGTTTCTTATTTGCTTCTTCTAGATGCTTAGAGGCATTCTTTTGATATTCAGTATAACTATCTAGTTGGAGAATTTCTCGAAAAACTGCTTTTTGCTCAGCATCTGTCAGATTCGTAAAAAATGCTTTAACCTTCTGAGCAAAGAATATGGTGCTCATTAGAAGGTTGGGACTAAGCACTAGATTTTCTATCATCTTATTAGCTTGCCTGATTCCTCCAGGAGTAACATCTTTTCCATCTCGAAAGATTCTGACTCGGTCTTGCATTTTATGATGTTTTCGATATCTCTCAATTCGAAATAACTCATTTCCAATTGCAAATTCCAACCAAGTATAACAATCTTTTCCTTTCTTATTATTTACCACCAAGTCAGATTTTAGTCCTTTACTTGTCGTTCCGTATAGAGTATAAGGAATTGCTTCGATGAGTGTGGTTTTTCCGCTTCCATTGGCCCCAGTAATTAGTGTTAAACCAGGGTCTTTAAGTTTAAGAATCATAGGTTCTTCAAATAAACAGAAATTTTCCATTCCTACTTCATAGAAAGTGACCTCTTTCATCCTTCTTCTATCTCCTTTATAGATTCACACTCGTTGATAATTGTCTTTGCAACATCAATATATAGGTCTTTACTTTCAGGGGGAATTCCTCTAATATCTAAGTATCTAGATAACTTCTCATCTAAAGACATCTCTCTAGCAATTCCCCTGTTAGTCACTTCTGAATTACTCTTATCAATAATTACGACATCTGGTAAATCCGAAGCATCAATTTGGTTAGTCTTTACCTCGCTCCAAATGACCACAAAATTACCCTGGGAAGTTAGATCTCTGCTCTCTTTCTTAACCTTGTCAATGTCTCCCTCAGAGTGTATCTCTAAGACATAATGCTTGGGATATCCCTCTGAGGGTATTGAATCAATTCTTCCCGAATCGAAATCAACAAGTAACATTCTTTTTTCTTCGTTTCTTTCTCCCCAATCGAATTGATACGGATTTCCTACGTAATAAACTTGGGTTTGTCCCATAGAAAGTTCCTGGGGTTTATGATAGTGGCCCAGGAGGACCATGCCGTATCTGGAACATAGGTCCTTCATGCTAATGTTTGATACAATTGATATACCACTTGACAAAACCGCTTCGTTTAAACCAAAATGTGAAATTAGCCAAGGGTTTGAATTCGTTTTAACTTCTTGTTCAAGATTCTTTGAAAACGGAATAAATAGAATATTGGAGATCAACTGGGTTTCCCCAACGTACAAGACATTGGGTACATGTTTCAATAGACTAATGGTGGACACAGGTTCAGAAGATTCCGAGAGGTCATGATTTCCATCTAACAAAATAAATGTAATATCCGGATTTGCCTCTAAAATTGAAACCAGCTCCTTTGCAGCTTCGGAATAAAGAATCGATTTATGATGAAATACGTCTCCTGCGACAATGATATGTCCAATGTTATTATTCTTACAGTAAGATGTAATCCAAGATACAACATTCACACAAGTTTCTAACTTTTTTCTAGAACGACTAAAATGCCAGTCCGCCGTCACGATCGCCTTCATACTCTAGTCTCCTCTCTTTTGTAATCCCCCTTACAAAGTATACAAGGTTCCAAACGGTACACTTGGAAGTTTTGTCTGACCTACTCCTCGGACAATTACCCAGATGACTGGATAGGGAGGGATTTTATCTGGAAATGTACCCATCAAATCTGTAAAGAATAGGAGGAGTTTAGGATTAAGCTTCCTTCTGGCTATGTCCTCGAAAACAGGGCGAAAATCGGTGCCCCCTCCTCCTCTAACTTCAAAGGGGATAGTTGGATTCTCATAGAATGCATGAATAGCACAATCAATAACCCAACCATACATATTGTCACATACTGGTTGGATTTTCTTCAATGCACCCATAAAGTATGACAGTTCCGTTGAAGAAATTGATCCAGATGAATCTATGGCGAAAGCCACCTCAGTATACTTCTTTAAAGTTCCGGGTAGTCGAAGCCCTTTCTTCTGGTAAATTGCTCGACTATAACATGGAATTTTGCAGTACGTATATCCATATCTTTCCTGACCCAAGAGAGATAGGGATTTTCTTGTTACTAATTCTATGATTCCTTTGCATGAGTTATGAATATTAAATTCTCTTCTCATATCTCCAGGAATAGATCCAATTGCTTTTAGTAATTCTTCTCTAGCAACACTAGATCCACTTATTGGTTTTTGCGTTGAAAGGTCATTAGGAATTACTGTCGATGGATTCGATCCTTGTATTGTGTTACCAGAAAAAATTTCTTTTGATTCGTTGGAACTTGTATTAATTGTGTACTTTGTATAATTTTCATTCTTAGTCTCAGACTGAATCATTTGACCCAGAAGTTGTTCTGTAGCTTGATCCGCGCTCCCCTGGTTGGACTTTTCTCCATCCGCTTTGCTTTGTCCTTTTCGTTGTTTTGTCTTTGCCATTTGTTGTAGTTTATGTAGGATTTCCCTGTATACAACTTCACAGGGACCCTTAGAAAATTCATTACTAAGAAGCAGAAAGTTATACTTGGCTAATTCCTTGTCGTCAGTAATTCCAAGTTGTATCATAAGGGAATTTACAACATGATCAATTGCAATGCTCCAAATGAATTGAATTCTTCCTGCTCCTCTTCTTATATGGTCTAGAGCGGAATGAATCATTTCATGAATAAAATCCAGAAGTACTCCTTTTTTGTCTTGATCAAAACAAATCGCAATCTCATTATCTTTCGTAATGTAAGTATCTTTTTCTGAGTAACTAGGAACAATTGGAACGTACAACGCAAATGACATTCCTGTTTTCTGGAATGCGACCATTCTAAGCCACTTTTCTTTAGTTTTATCGATAGTTGTAAGTTTGGAATTGGTCTTCATGATTCTTCCTCCACTATACCTTCGTTCGAATCATCATAGGCAAGAATAGAAACAATTTCTTTAAACATTTTGTCAAAGGCTGGATCGTTCATGAAAGAAAGTAACGCATGTTTCTGGTTCAAGTAAGCACTTCTAAGATAGAAAAACTTACTCTCTTCCGTTAGATTCTTTTGGACCCATTCTAGAATTTTCTTTTCCACTGGATACGTAGACAGTATCGCTGCTGCCACTACTTGGTCCTTAAATGTCATTGGAGGTCTGGCCATTATTTCTTCCTTGCTTCGATTTAGCATTTCCCAAGAATCCACTAGTTTGGTTCCTGCTAAATAGCCAATTGTACCAACTGCGGTTTCAATAGGTAGACCAATCTTTAGATTACGATCCAAATTCATCCATGATCTAGGAGAATGAAATGGAGTGGTAGGATCTGGTTCCGCGGTAAATAGATAATCCGGATTAGCCATTAGAAAGGCCAGCAACTTTGGATTGACTTTCTTGGCTTGGGCGTAAGTTACGAAATCATTTACGGTTGGAGTAAATTCAACACATAGATCAAATCTATTCATAACTGGAGCTAAGATTTCTTGTGCTCCGGATCCAGAAGTTGAGAAGTTTCCAGCTGCGATAAATCTGGTACTATCTGGAGTCCGGTGCCCATTGATTGACCTCTTAAGAAGAAGCTCAAAGAGAGCAGACTGTTGAATTTCGAGATTCAAATGACAATCATCAAAAAATAGTACCGTATTCTCTTTCTCCGGAAGCCAAGATGGTCTGCTCCAAATCGTTCGAAGCCCTCCAGAAGAATCCTCTTTAACATCTGGAATGCCCTTGGCTTCCCCAGGTTCTTTTAGATAGAGTCTTTCTTCTACCAAGTTCATTCCTAGTTCTTCGCAACATTGCTCAGTAATTTCCGACTTACCACATCCAGGAGGAGAAGATATAAGCATGGATCGATTATTCTTGATACAAATCTTGATGAGCTTCTTTAGAGCAGCGCCGCCTTCGACTTTATACATGTCGTATACCTCCTTCGTTTTTTCGTAATTCTTTATGTGTGGGTTCTTCTTTTTCTTCAACCAAATGAAAGATTACAAAAGTTAGAATCTTTATTATTTAGGAATGATTCTATCTGGAAGGCTTATTTGAATATTCTTTACCAATTTTCTAAGACAAGGAATGGAATTCAGGATAGCCCTTCGGATTCTTTCATACATGATGCTAAGAAAAGTGGGTCGTTTTATCATGGTTACTTTCCCTTGTTTTCGAGAGGACTCTTTCAGGTAGTAGAGAATCGCATTTTTCTTCATACATTTCGTTTGGTTACAATAGAGTCCTTCTTTTAGACACGTATAATCAGATAAGTAACAACATTTCTGGCAACATAGAGGAACGATGCGTATATTTTCTTCCATGTCTTCATCTCCTTAACGAATTTAGGTGCTCGTTAGATGTTAATCAAAAGAAAACCGAAAGAAGAATCCAAGATAAACCTAGAAGAGCGAAAAGCGCAAATAGCTTAATTATTTCTATAATAACTTCCTCTTTTGTTACTTCTGAAGGAAAGATATTTTTCATCATGGTAAAAACCCTCCTCTCTCTAGATGAGTTTTTTGATGAGAAGGAGGAGGGAGAGATTTCTTAGCTCCCCCCCCCTCTTCCTCTCTTTCTTCTAGTTTAGATCTTACATCATTTTTTCTTACTTTGTAGAGTCATTGCTAAGATAAAACTGAGTGAGAAGCTTGGAGTTGTTTGTTCCTAACATTCTAATTGAAATCTTTGAAGGAGTAGGTCGAAATTGCTCTATTGCGTTTGATACGTTTTGGAATTTGTCAATATGTTGCTTATTTTTTCTAATCTTGACTCTTTCAATTTCTAGCACATCTCTATAAGGGTTAGCAATAGATTTAGCCTTAGAACGAAATATAATCCATTCTTGCTCCTTATCAAAAAGGAATATATTTGCGATACTACATGGCTTTTCTAGCATTTCGCAAGACTCGTACTCCTCGTAGTAAACGACTATTTGCCTTCGATCTAAGTGGTTACTTTGCCACAAATCTATCTTGTCGGAGTTTGTGATTGTTGCGAATTTAACATCTTTCTCATTCAAATCTGCTAAACTAATAGCATACTCAGCGCAATCGCTTTGTTGGACTAAGATTTGATCTATGTAACAAGATCCATTCTGGTCTTGGTATATTATGTGATCGAGTCCTTGACTTTGAAGTATAAAACTATCCTGCCAGTTACTTGGATTAACAAATACGATAATTCCCAGTAACATAGATCTTATGTTCATCTCTAGAAGAACCCCCTCTCTTACCACATTACTTTGGTCTCATTAGATGAAGAAGGTATCTGACGCTTCCTTTTTCGGTTGCGAAGATTGCCATTTTCTGTGGGTCTGGTATACCTAAGTTCTTCTTAGCAAACTCAAAAAAGTCTACAACATTTCTATAACTTTCTTTCCCCTCCCATGTAGCCTTCTCTTTGTTGTACTCAAAGATTCCGACTCCTTCAAGATCAGTAAGTGATTTATCCTTCTTGGTATATGCTAGAACAAATTGAAATGGCCCAGACTTATCTCTTAAGAACACAACAAAATCTACAAGTTCAAAATTTGGTTCGGGCATGTATATGAGCGCGCAAAAAGTAATATGCTTTCGTTCCATTGGTAACGAGGACCAAGTCTGCCAAACTTGAGGGTCTGGTTGACTAAATCTTAGTTTCTCGTTAACCATTGGATTAAAAGACAAGATAATGTTATTTGAAGTTTTAGAATCAACAGGAACTTGGTTCATAAATTTCTTACCTTCATTATTCTCAGTACAAATAACGGTTCTAAGAACATCTAGACTAAGATTATGCATTACATTATTTTGCTTCCAATCTGAGGGATGGATAAATACAAAGAATCCCATCAGCATGGTGGATATGCGCTTATGCATAAACATGGCATGTTCACTCCTTTCTTTTTGTTACGTTGTTCAGGATCTGCAATGCTTCGGATTTTGAAAGATTCTCGATCTTATTTTTCATAACATCATAAAGACGGTATTCAACATCCCATTGTTTCTGATTGTAAACTTTAAGCCTAGTATAGTAAGATGAAGCAATCTCAGCACAGCCAAAATCAACAATATCGAAAAATACAGGATCTTTCTTCCCAGGATAGATTCTAAGAATCCTTCCACAAAGCTGTTCTACATTTTGAACGGGAGTTGCCATAATGAGACAATCTTTATGAGGAGCATCAATTCCATCTCGTATCTTTTGGGGAGTTGCAAGAACAATTGGATTATCCAAGTTTTCTAGCGTATCTGCTTGAATGAAGGTAGAAGGATTGAATTTTGTAAATAAGTCTACAAGCTTTGTTATAAACTTAATTCTTTCACAAATGAAGAGAATGTTTCGTTCTTTATCAATTGCTGTTCGTAAAAGCTTACAGCATAGTTTAAAGAAAGCCTCACTTGCGCATAACTTAGTTATATATCTTGGTCTTTGGAATATGTTATTCCAGTATATATACTTGTTGGGTCTTTGTATATTAGTAAATTTTCCAAGAATAACCACAATTAGTGGTCTCATAGTGGTTGTTCCTTCTTGGATCTGAAAAACATCACCCAGATGATACTGGATTATATCTGAATTTCCATCAAATCGATAAGGAGTTGCTGACAATCCATAACTATACTTAGTAGGAATCAAAATAGAGCACTTACTAAAAGTAGGAGCCCCAACGCTCGTATGAACCTCATCTGCTATAAACACGCCAAAGCCAGCATCTTTTAGTAAATCTAAGAACTCAGTTCTTCTTTCCTCTTCTTTCAGTTGAGAAATAAAGAACTGATCAGTAGTTATTACAATTGGTTTTTGCAATTCCTCAGAAATATTCTTTCTGGATCTTAGAGTTCCAATCTGCTCAAGTTCAATGTTGGTGCAATCTAGAAATCTGTTAAACCATTGGTCAACCAACTGAGACCGGTGTGTCAGAATAATTGTTTTTAGTTTCCTAGTACAAATCATATGAATAGAAATAACAGTTTTTCCAGATCCTGGGGGAAGTTGGAGAATTCCATTTTCATTTCGAATAAGGTAATTGTAAGCCAGTTCTTGAGCCTCATCTCGAAGCTTGATCTTGCTTTCCAACCAAGGAATTTGGACAGGATCTTTTATGTTATCTTCAATGACAAATTCCCCTGAATAGCACTTATGTATCGGGAAATATCTTGGTACCAGAAGATAGTCTCCATCTTCTTCATAAAACTTGACAATAGAAACATCTTCGCTCGTATATTCCTTAACCGTTCTAGTTAGCATTCTTTTAGCTCTAGAAATAAGTTCTGGATATGCATATGGAATTCGGATTCCAGATGTCCTTTCTAGATATATCATTTCATTCTCCAAGTACTGAAAGAGAGACCTTTGTAATTTTCTCATTCTTTACTTCTGGTTCTGAGCCAATTCGTTGAACCTTCTTTGAAAATATTGTAGCATTTGCTCACTAGTAAGCCTAGCAGAACAATTAGCCGTTTCATATAACTGTATAGATTCAAGACCCTTACTTCTTTGTTTTATGACTAATTGATTCCATATCCAGATAAGCATATTCTCGGCGGTTGGATTAAAGGGAATGATATCGTTAACTTTCTGATGATCTAGCAAATTAACGATGGTGTTTACCTCTTCTTTAAGAGTAGAAAAATCTAGACTTATTCCGGTATCTCGAACAGGAAGGCAGAAAGCTACGTTTAGAATATAAGAATGTCCATGTAGATTTGCGCACTTTCCATCATACTTGTTTAGATAATGCGCAGATTCGAAACGAAATTCTCTTTCCACACTAACTCTGGGGGCTAAGTATAAAGATTTGAGACATTCCTTCGAGCATACATATACTATGTTACTCGGAAGGAAATCTAGCTTTGGAGTTAACATGACTCGAGCCCATGACACATCTGAGATAGAATCGCACCAAAAACATTTCCTTACATCTCTTGTAACTGGACTATCATCAAGCGTCAATCTAGAAAATTCTTGAAAGGCTGGGGTAAGAAACAAATCAATGCTGTTCATTTGTTCCATGCTATCTTCCCTCCTTATAAGATAGTTCTATACAAGTCTAGAACAAAACCATTTAGATCGCCTAGTTTGGCAGAAAAGTTATCTCTTTTTGTTGCTAGCTCCCCAGAGTCAGTGGAAAGAGTTAGAATCTTCATAATTCGATGCTTCGATATTACAAGTCTTATATCATCTTCACTACAACCTGACTTCTGGCATAAAGCCTGAATTGCCAAATTCTGGTTAGAAATACTTGACGAAACCTCTGAGATATAAGGCTTTATCTTTTCAATGATATCTAACTCACGAATCTGCTCATTAATTTTGTTAATTTGGTCTTCTAGGTATATTTTAGTATATTCTTTAAAAACAGAATAACAAGTTAATAGCATCTCATCTGGAGATACCAATCTAATATTTTTCTTGTCCTTATCTACTACGTAACATTCAAACTGAATGCTTCCTTCCAAGATAGAGTCGAGAGTCTTAACCAAAGATTCTAAGATCTCGCTTTTATTTCTTTGTCTTATTACTTGGAAGGTTATTTTTGTTGAGGTTGTTGACTCGTCTAAGTAACCAATATCTTTTCTATTGAGAAATTCGGAAAGTTTGTTTAGCAAAGTTTCAAATCTTCTTCCATCTGGCCATGAGTAAAGGGTTATTCTAGCTTTGGCTTCATCGACTTCGTACCTGCCTCTGACCTTAATTGTTGCCTTTCCCTTGGTTAGAAGTTGCTCAAGGTCTGATTCTGAGGAAATAATATCGCAATCTGAAATCGGCTTTATTGTTGGTCTCGTTTTTCTTTCCCCAATTAACCACAGCAATCTTTCAAATAGATCTTCTATCTTGTAACAAGGAATCAGAGTTCTGTATCCAAACCCAATGCCCACTGTGTATTCCCGACCCATGAGGCAAAAGGGAAACATGGTAGGCAAGAATTTTGGTTCTTTATCTAATTCGGATTCTTCCATCGGAACGTAATCAATATAGGAAAAAGCCATGGTTTGAATCTTTTTATTTAACTTAGCTTCTGTATATCTCATTGCTGCGGCTGGAGTTTCTTCAATACCCACGTTAGTTCCCCAGTTTCCCTGCCCATCTACAAAACCCTGATGGACGAGCTGAACTAAGCTAGAATATGACGATCCATGGGGATGATAATGGCCAAGACAATGTCCATCAATTCTAGCGGATTTTACAAACTTATCCCTAGCTATCTCATAAACGGAAAGAAGTAATCGTCTTTCGACTGGTTTTAGGCCATCAATAATGTACGGAAATGCTCGAAATGTGTTAATGTATCTTCCATAACTCCGGTAAAAGTTCTTAACAATCTTTTCCACTAGAATTCCTCCTCGCTATCTTGCTCTGCAAGAAGTTCTTTTTTCTTTTCCACAGATGAAAACAATTTTAAGATATCATCTAAATTAGACGGAAATGAAACAGGGATTAATTTTCTACCTGGTTCTAGAGCAACTTTCTTTAGTTGATGAGGAGAAAATTCTCCCAGCCCTTTAAACCTAGTTATTGTCCGATTTGCCGCTCTAGCTTGACTTAATTGATTGACATCCCAAAGAGGAATAAATGTTTTCTTCTCATTGATTGCATACAGAGGAGTTACACAGATATAAAGCTTACCGCTTTTAATGATCTCAGGCATTAAGACAGAAAACATGGCTAAAAGCAAACAACATATATGCTTTCCATCCTCGTCATAATCAGAAAGAATTATAACTTTATCATATCTCAGCTTAGATATATCCATGTTGGGAACAATCCCCGTTCCCACTGCCTGAATAATTTCGGAGATCTCGTTATTGGAAAGAAGGTCTTTCTTCGTTACTACAGACGGTATTTTTCCTTTGAGGGGCATCACAGCGTGGATCTTAGGGTCTCGACACTGGAGAAGAGATCCAGCAGCACTTTGTCCCTCGACAATAAAAAGCTCCCCATCCCTATGGCTACAATCTCTAAGCCGAGTAAACTTGGTCAAGTATCTTTTATTTCCTACATCTCCAATGACTTTCTTTGAATTTAGCTTTGCTCGATAATCTGCGAAGTGTTGAAGAAGAATATCTAATTGGTCTGGATTCTTTGAAAAGAATGCTTCTAGTTGTCTTTGCAAAGGAGAGAATAGATGCTCTAATTCTTGCTTCTGGTTAATTAGTCGATCTTTGGTTTGGCCGCTAAAAGATGGATTTTCTAGAAGCAAATGCAAATGCGCTCTTAAACCAAAGAAAATATCTCCGGCTAGGAAATTGAATTTCTTAGAATTCTTTCC